GGGCGGTTCGGCGACCGGCGCCCTGTACAGCTTGCCAGTGGTACGGTCGATGGCAAGACACGTCAGGTGGCTGTACCACTCGTTGCCGCGCGTGTCGCCCTCATGCTCGACCACGTACAAGCGGTACAGTCCGTCGCCCGGCGCAACCGGCGCCAGCAGCTGCAAACCGACATAGCGATCAAACGGCACGGGTGACGACGGCACGGTGTTGGTCAGCTTGTTGATGTCATTTTCATTGAGCTCCACCAGTGTGCCAATCTTCAGCATAGGGTTGAGCAGCGTCGTCACGCGTATGCCGTCTTCACCTTGTTCGGGGATACCGACCATGCCGGTACGACTGTTGATGCGCACGGCTTCACGCCCTGGCACGTAGCCGTCGCGCAGCACCATCTGCACCTTGCCGTCCTGTATCGACCAGCCCATGCCGATGCTGTCAGCCAGCGTGCGCAACCCGTCGCGCGCCATGCCGTACAGAACCTTGCCGCGCACCATGACCGGGCCAGCGATCGGGTCGACATAGCCAGTGTCGACGCCGCGCTCTTTCATGGCTTTCATAAGCACGCCGAACTGGTCCTGGTACGTGCCACCAGCTGCTACTGACTGTCGGACAACAGCGAAATTATGAGCAAGATCACCATCAGCGCACAACAGATCCAAATAGCTGTCGGTGGCAGATGACTTGCCACGACGAACCTGCTTGATCTCACCCTGGAAGATGATAGCAAAGTTGTCCCGATATCCAGCCTGCAAGACAACTTTGGTGAACTCCTTCTGTACCTTTTGGGAAGTCTCACGGCTGACATTGTGCACCCGTATGACGGCATTGTTCGGCGTCGTCACGTCGCTCTGTCGTACCTGGAAACGAAACTGCAATTCGCTCAGGTCCAAGCCATGCGTCGTGTCCGGCGGCATGATAATGAGCGTGGCGATACGGCCGAACTGGTCTGTCATGTCGGCACGAACAGCAGATGGCTGCGGTCACCCAAGCTTGCGAATGTCGGCTGTGCGTCGGCGTCATGGTCGGTTACGACATACAGCTGTCCGCCGAAGTCCATATAGGCGAACGGCTCCAGCAGGTTGGCGCCTGTCACCAGCGGCACCCCGTTGACCAACGGCGTGCCGTCCGCTGCGGCAAGGTACAGCGTCCACGCCTGCGCCGGCTTGCACCACGCCAGCCGCAGCTGGTAGGTCGTGCCTGCCAGCGTCACGGACAGCGTCTGCGGCGCCGCTACGAGCGGTATTTCGTATGCCGTGGTCATGGTCCTGCCACGTCACGCGCCTGTGTAGCAGCGATCTGTGCTTCACGCTGTGACGGCTGTACCGTGCCGCGATTGACTGTCGGTGCCGTCTTCTCCGGGTCTGCGTGCTGACCCTGCGGCGGAATGGTCACGGTCTGCGTGCGCACGATGATGACCTGTTTGAACTCCATCGACACCAGCAGCACGGTCTCGGTCTTCTCGTCGGTAATCGTGCGCAGCCGCTCCAGCAACATGCTGGCATAAGTACGCTTGCCGGTTTGAATGCTGACCAGCTGCCGGTCGGCTTGCAGCTTCAGCATCTGGCTGTACAGGTCACGCAGGTAGTTCGGGCTTGGTGCGTTCGGCACCATCGACGTGACAGTGTTCAGCAGTGCATCGGCACCGTACTTGCTGGCTTGACGAGCGTTTGACCAGCCAGCTTCGATGACCAGCTGCGCCGGGTGTTTGTACGCATGATCACTGATTGCAGCGCCCTGCTCCACCGGGTGATGCGTGATCGACAGTGCGTCGTCATGCACTTCACGCACAGTGACATGCGGTATGATCGTGCGTATCGGCCAGCCACCCTGCGGCGCTTGCGCACCGGACGGCGCGCCGCCCGTGTCAGGGTAGAATATGCGCCGGTCGGCGCTGCGGTCACCCGTCAGGTATTTCAGCGCGATCAGACCTGCGCCGGTGATAGCAGTCAAGGTGACGGCGCCTGGATTGACATTGCCCAGCGCATTTTTGAAGCTGAAGCCCATCAGCGCACCGCACCAGCGAGATTGCGCGTCATGTCAGCGTTCACGCGTCGTTGCTCGTCAGCGACTGCGCGACCAGTAGTAGCCGGCGCGTCACCGCCGTTGACGTGTATATCGGTTTTCTGGTTGACGGTCACGTTCGTGCCACCTTCCAGCAGGTGTTCGGCCATGGCGCCGCGCCGTGCCATCTCACCCTGGACGTCGGCAGGTCGCTCATAGTTCTGGCTGAACACCCCGGCTGCTTCCGCCGCCGTCTTGGCGCTGCGCAGCAGGTTGCCAGCGGTGCGCTCGGCGCCTTCGGTCAGTTCATGCTGTATGAACGCCAGCTGCTCCCACAGGCTCGAACCCTGCATGGGCTTGCCCGCCCACTGCTGGAAGGCAGCCTGCCTGTCCGGGTGCCACTGTGCCACGCCATAGGCGCGTCCGCCGTCGCCGCTGGCAGCAGGGTCGAACCCGCTTTCCTGCTGTAGATTACCGGCGATGCCGGCAGCCTGTGCCTGGGACCAGCCCATGTTCTTAAAGAAATTCATGATAGCTTCGCCGGCAGTCGGCGCTTCACCACCAGTCGGTGCCGCACTACCAGCCTGCGCGCCACCAGACTGAGGAGCCAAGCCCAAACCGCGCAGTATTCGCCCAAAAATAGTATCACCAGTACCAGGGCGCATCTGGTCTTCTATTCTACGCTGTTCTTCCAGTGGAAGCGCACGCGGTCCAAGTATATTCAAATTCTCGCGTACAGCCTGTCCCGCTTTCTTCCATGCATCTTCCCAACGACTTTCTAAGATTGCTATGATGGCTTCTAGCGTGGTGACCACACTACCAAGTGCCGCCTGAAACGGCGCAAATGCTGATTGGCTGCTCCTGAACAATTCAAATAGATGCTGCATTACCTGCAACATCCTATCTGCTACCGGCATCAAATCACGCTGTATTTTTGTAGCTAGAAGATCAAAGTCTGCCGCTACATCACGTAGTCTGTTCATGAAGTCACGTGACTTGCTGGCCACGTCGTCCAGGTCCAGACCCCACTCCCTGACCTTCTTGCGGTATTCTTCTTGTTTTTGAATAGCCTCGTCTTGTCTATTGATTAACTGGTACAGCGTTCTTTCGCTGATGCCAAACATCTGTGCAAACTGCGCCGCCATGAAGTACGGCATTTCACGCAGTCGCTTGACAAAGTCCTGCTGAATATCGTTCATGTCGCGCATGGCGTGCGACGCATCGCGCGTCTGCACACCCATGCTGTTCAGCAGTCCTTCAGTACCGGGCTGCGTGCGCATCATGCTGGCTAGATTTTCCAGCGCAGCCGTCGCCTCGCCGCCGGCAACACCTATCTGACGTGCGGCAAATTCAAGACTTTCTATATTCTGTACAGTCGTGCCGATACGCTTGCTGGCGTAATAAAGATCCTCGAACCGTTCTGCTATCTTAGTGACACCGATGACCACGGCTGCCGCAGTTGCTTCCACGGCAGTGGCCAGCTTGCCGACTGCCAGCGTAGCGCCATCGATCCCACCAATGAACTGCTTGTATTGGTTCTGGTTTATATTGAAACCAAGACCAACCAAGAATTCTTTGATTGTGGTGGCGCCAGCCATCAACGGTCCCGCTCAAAATATTTACGCAACCGTCGCTCGTTCTCGTCTTGCACGTCCAGCGCGTCGTTCATACGTGCGAAATCGACAAGATCCAGTGTCCCGTCCTTGAGACCTTCATACTTGCACAACCCGCGCACTACAGGACGCATGAGCCAGTCTTCACCTGTGGTCAGGGAGACGTAGTCGATTGCCGGCCCGGCGGATCGCTGGAACTTGAGTTTTGGCCAGAGAAAAAACCGGCGAGATTGCTCTCCAGCACCTTCCAGACCAGCTGCAACATTTCGGGCAATTCCATGTCCTGGAACATGAGCCCACCACGCGGCACCCACACGAATGCCCAGCCGGTGCCGTTGGGCTGGGCGCGTGAGACGCATTGCAGGCAGGCACCGATAATGTACTCGCTGTCGTCGTCGCTGACCTTGGCCAGCACGTCGCCCAGTGGCTCGACCATGGCAAACGGGTCGACGTCGCCCAGCTTGCTGCCGGGCGGCATGGTAGCCAGCTTGACCGGGTCCAGCCCGGCAGCCTTGAGCGCGTCGATGACACCGGACAGCACGGGCGCCAGCCGACGCGCAACGTGGAACTGCTGCATGACCGGCATCTTGCCGATGCGGTACGTGTTGCCGTTGACGGTCGCTTCAGTTAACGTCTGTTTCACGAAGAAAGTCCTTGCATCATCGTTGAAGCTGGATTATAAGAAGGTCATCAGAACAGGAGAGCAGTTGTGACGAAAGTCGAAATTCTTGCCGAACAAACCCGCCTGCAAGCCATCTTCGACGCAGCGCGCGCCGCCGGCAACCGCGATGCCGCTGTCGCCGCCAGCGTAGCACTGTCGGACTTCATCACCAAGTTCAACCCACCCAAGGTACGTGGTTACGCGTCACGCGCCGGTCGCCGGCAGTACCGCGCCCGTTAGGGCGCCGTCGGCGAGCCGTAACCCAGGATTTCGTGGATATAGCCGGCGTCGAATTCCCATTCCTGAACGTTGCCCTCCTTGGCGTACGCCAGATCAGGCTGCTTGGCGAACGCCACCTGCTGGCAGCTGATGAGATCGCCACGTTGCGGATTGGCGATCACCATCGTGTTCTGACCGTGGTTCGCGCTGGACTGCGTCTGGAAGTTGTACATCGCACTCAGCAGCGCGTTGGTCGGGCTGACCTTGAGCAGCCGCACCGTGATGCGCCCGGACTGCGCCGCATGCAGACTGTGCATGACGCTGCCATCAGCGCCGGTCACCATGGTGTTCTTGTCTTCGGTCATGGCGACCGTGATGCCTTCGTCCGCATTGCCGGCGCCGTTGCCCAACGGGATGACGCCACCCGGACCGCTGATGGTGGCGACGACATCCTCGAAGCTATAGGTTGCCATTGCTGCTCCTTAACGGTTCAGGTTGACGGTGATGGCGACGCTGTGCACGGCGCCTGCCAGCTTGGCAGCCACCTGGAACGGCACCGACTTACGTGCTGCTCGGTCCGCAACTGCCTGCGAACTAAGGGGTGGCGTGTAGACGTAGAAGCCTTTCGACACGAAGTCGTTCTGCTTCAGCTGACCGAAGCCAGCCTGCTGCCAGATGCCGGGCGCCAACAAACCGTTGTTGACGCCGCGCACGCACGAACCTTCAATCGTGGTGGCAATCTGGTTCATGCCGCTGTCCGTCTGCGGGATCTTGGTCGGACTGGTGTACAGCAGGTTGTACACGTCCACCTGGATCTGGTTCGCCAGCCAATCGGCACCCCATATTTCGTCGAAGTAGATGCCAGACGCCATCTGTCCGTTCACCACGATATTGGTGTTATTGTTGAACGCGGCGTAGTAGTTGTGATGCGTCCGGTTCAGCGCGTCCGCCTGGGTCGACGTCAGCTGTTCGGCTGCCAGACCCGGCTCCTGCTTCCACGCCAGCGTAATGGTGCTGTTCTGCGCCTGGAAGTTGACACTGAACGCACGACCGAAGAGGCTGGCAACGGCATAGGGCGACGTCGAACAATACTGGACGAACGACCTGTTGTAGCCCAGCGACGACAGCTGGTAGCCCAGGCTGGTGGTGTCCGTGCTGCTGAGAGCCGCGGCGTCCTGGGACGTCACGCCGTACAGGTGTGGGTTGCCGGACGACCCGCTGCCCTCGACGTACCCAGCGATCGCCAGATGGTCGTTGGTGGTCAGCGGCACGCCAGATGCCACGGTCAGTCCGTACCACTGCGTTGCCGTCTGGTCGAGTGCCTGCACGGCTGCCAGGGCGGTTTCGGCAGCAGCGCCGGGCACCGTCTGCTGCTTGGTGGCTGTGGTCATTTGCAGGAAGCCTGCGCCGCTGATGTCCGTGCCGCTGCCAGCAGCCTGCACGTCCTGCACCGACGATGCAATACCCGTCGTGCCGCTGGACAGCTTGAACTGCTTCCTGACCGCGTCCCAGGTGCAGGTCACCGCTGCAAACGCGCCACCCAGCGCTTGGATGCCGGTCTGAATGATCGCTGCGACCCCCGCCATGGTCGTAGCAGCCGAGAAGTTCAGACCCAGCACGTTGGTCAGCGCGCCACCATCCACACCGACCTTCAGGCTGCCTGCCGTTATCGGCGTCCAGTGCGACAGCTGCTGGTTCGCAGTCGACAGCACACCGCCGATCAGCTGACCCTTGGTCGGCGCGCTGGCCCACCGGCCGATATACAGCTGCGCCGGGGTCGGCACCTGACTGAAGTACAGCGCCGCGGCAAGGTACTCCGGCGCCGACGTGCCAAAGTCAGCAGCGACATCGGACAGCTGCTGGTACGACCGGATACGTTCCAGCACGTTGACGACGCCAGCAGTATCGCCCATGATGAGCAGTGTCGTGAAGTTGGCGAACTGCGCGGCGAGCGGCGACAGGTTCACCGAAACACTGATGAGGCGCGATACGGGAAGTCCTTGCGGCATTAGTTGCTGCTCCTATTGGTCAGGGAGTTACACGCCGGCAAGCGGGAACATGCCGTTCTGCTTCCACGCGGCTGGCGCTGCTTTGGCATCCTGGTGCAGCGCTGTGCAAGGGTGCGTGCCGTCCGACGTGTTTGCACTGCTAGAAGTCTCACCGACGTTGTGCGTCTTGGGTGGGTTACCGATCAACGTGACCGTCACAGTACCATCACCGTTATCGGTCACGGTTTGAATGGTAGTATTCGCGCTGATGTCGTTGAGCGTGGCATCACCCGGCGAGAATACCAGATATTCGCCGACGCGCGGCACTTCGCCGTTCGGACCTTTGGTGATGCGATAACTGGTCGTGCTGTTCTTGACCGTGATGACGCCGCCGCCCGCCTTGGCGTAGCCAGTCAACGGCCACCGATCATGCGTCGTCTGGTCTTCCATGTAGGCGCGCGCGTCGATGACGCTGTCCAATGGGTGTGGCTTGCTGAGAATATATGCCTGCACCTGAGAACGCACATCGTTGGGACCAGGACCATCCTTGCTGTCGCTGAAGGTCTGCGTGTCAGACCGGGTGTGCCGATACAACGTGTCTTGCGCGCGCCGGTTCAACGTCGCTTGCGCCAATGGCACGTTTGGGAACGTTGTCTTGCACCACTGCCACCACGTTTGCATCACAGCCTTCCAGCTGGGAGCATCTGTGATATATACACGGTCATTCTCGCCATGCTCGCTGACAACGACTGTGAACGGCCACGCGCCACCGTTCATGGTACGAATGGCGTTCAAGACCGCATAGCGATACCCGAACTTGCCGTCGCCCGGCACGATACCCATCGTGTCGGTGGCTGTCGTGCCGCTTCCGCTGAAATCACCAATGCCCATGCGATCATTGCCGCTTACGCCAGCATCATCCATACCACGCTTCATCCAGCCGGTGATGAGCGCACGCGGGTCAGCCAGGAAGCGATACTGATCGTCCTGACCGCGCAAGATGCTGTGGCCCAGCAGCAGCGCGGCCGGCTTGCCCGTCCAGGGCACCAGCACGGCAGCCGCGCCATACAGCGACCCGTTGATGCTACCGGCATTGCTAGGCGATCCTGCCGTCTCTTTGGCGGCATCCACCGCGGCAGTCGCTTGGTGACGCTCACCAGCTGTCGCATTGAATTGATATGAGCCAGGACGTGACTGGCCCAGCGCGACCGTGACCGACGACCGTACGAAGCCGCCGTTGGGCAGCGCAGGTAGTGGATCAGTGATGGCGTAACCACCATCACCGATCACTGCCGCTTTTACACCGCCGAATTGCGCAGTCGCCACGTAGCCGACGCCAGCTGTCGCCGTGAACAACGACACGAAATCGATGGTGATTGGATTGCCCGGCTTGACTTCATTGGGCACTGCGCCGGTATTGGTGACGCTGAAGTTGCAGAGCACCAGCCGCCAACCGGCCGGCTGCGGCGGCACCCACCGGTCCAATATATGGCTGAGCGTTGTGCCCGACGGCGTCGTGAAGCTGGTATTGGGCACGCCAAAGCTGGAACTACCGAACACCAGCGGCACGGTAGCGCCGACGCCGATCTGCCCGGACTTGAGCATGCCGCCAAGAATAGACCGCACTGCCTCACCAAGATTGGTGAGATCATATGCCCACTTAGAGAAACGTGTGCGGTTGTACGGCACGCCTTTAGCCCTCCAGCACCACCAGTGTCGTGCCCGCCTGTGAGATGGCGTGTATCGCTTGTGTCGATACTCTGTTCTCCATGATGAAGCTACCGCCTGGGTCGCCCTGCACCGCTGCCGCATCCAGCGGCACTCCGACATCCACGACAGCAGCGACACCAAAATTCAAATTTGCACGGCTTATGCCGGTATTGATGATAGCCAGATACTGCCTGTTCAGGTTCTCAGGCAAGATCTGCACGTCTTGTGCACCCGGCGGCACGTTCACCGTCGACTGCGTCACGTTGACGTCTTGCGGCAGCTGTATGGTCACGGCTTCGAACCTCACGACTATGCCGCGCGGCAGCTTGTCAAAGAACACGCCGCCAGACGCCGACAGGATATGGAAGACTGGATACTCGCGATCGATCTGACGACGCAGTCGTAAGGTCATGTCGACCCGGTAATTCCAACGCTCCATCAACAACGATGGAACCGACAGCATGTCGCCAGCTTCGATCAACGCAATACCGGCGCTGCGCAGGTAATCACGGTTCTGCGATATCGCCGTGCCGTCGCGCAGCAGCGACATGACGGCGTCTGCCTGCCCGGTCGACCCCAGGTCGTACGCGCTGCACAGCATGTCGAATTCTTCATGACGCTGCAACCGGTCGCCGCCCTGCCCGTCGTTCAAGTCCGGATCATGCACGACATACGGAAACACGTCTGCGCTGGTATTGCCGATGCCGAACGCCAACCACGCGACGGTTTCCACCGGGATGTTGGGCGGCTCAGGCTGCCAGCGCGGACGCACCAGCGTCGGGTCCAGCCCCGTCATGCCGACGAGCCATTGCTGCAGGAAGCGCTGCAGATCCTGCCCTTCCAGCCCCGTCGTGCTGGCAAGCAGGTAGCCGCCTACGGCGCTGTCGCTCATGACCCCTGACCCGGCGGCGGATCCAGGTACGTCATCGAAACGGCGGACGCCTGCACGTGACCCGCACCGAAATGCGTCAGATCATCGACCACCGTGATGACGAAACGGCTGCCACCCCATTCAATGATGTCAGGCTGGAAGCCCGGCGACGGCCCTTGCAGCCGGAACGGTGTCGCAATCTCGATGGTCTTGGTCAGGGATTGGAAGTCGTCGTCGCGCTGCAAGCGTTCGCTGCCGGGCACGATGACGCCGACCACGCCTTCATTGCGGGTCTCGGTCACGGTCATCTCGCCGAAGGTATTGACCATCTCCGCCCGCCGCACCACCGTGAACGTATCGGCAAGATCGGCGTCCGTCAGAACTTCGTTGACGTCCAATAACGGCATGGCGTTCAGCTCGCGGCCGTGCTAGAATGCTTCCAGCAGAACAGGAGAGCATTCATGACGGACGTGGACGCAGCCAAGCTGGAGCAGATCATGGCTGATATTGAGAACAAGCGGGCCGACACCCGGTACAAGAACGCGCTGGCATTCTGGGAACCGTGGAAGGTGTTCACGGCCATGTTCACAGCGTGCGCGGCGTTCTTCGCCGCCGGCATCGCCTTCACCAAGATATTTCTGTAGGGGCGCATCAGCGGACCCGCAGCACGTAGGTGACCGACCGCAGCAGCTGCCCGGTATCGATCAAGGGGATCGTCTGGGCGGCTGTAGTCGCCTTGCGGCGGTAATTGCTGCCCCTGGACCGGACCCGCCGTCTGGCGACCGTCCCAGGCTTCAATGGCGGGGGTATGCCGGCGCGTATGACGGCCGTCACGCTGTTCACCGCCGTCTGCCCGGCTGCCATGTATATCTTGCGCACCACCGTCGGCTTGCCATCGAGCGCCGCTACGCCGGCTTGCCGCAGCAGGCTGGCCGTCTGCGTCTTGACCTTGCTGACGCCGGGCACCAGGAACGGGCGCGCCGGCAGATTGATCTCAGGTGCGCCGTTCTCGTGGATGTAGCCAAGCGCCGCATTGGTGATCGGCGTGCCGCGCCGCGCTGCCTTCTCGCCCGGTATGCCGACCATGACGCGTGTCTGGTTCAGCACTTGCAGCGCGTCCAGCACCGACTGCACCTTGTCGACAGTCACTTTCACTGGCATGGCGACACCATGGCAACAATGATCAGCGCCGCAATGACTGCGCCCAGCATGCTGCACAGCGTCGTCACTACCAGGAATATGGTGAAGCGCGCGTTCACAGCTGCACGCCACCCGCGCCGAACATGACCATCATCTGGTAGAAGCGATTGCCGTAGGTCGTCGCGCCGTACGCGCCGGCACCTTCGGCCAATCCAAGCCCGGTGTCATAGCCGATGCTGACGCCCTTGACCGACTTGCTGGCGACCACGCCACCGCTGCCGCTGGCGCCTGCTGCGGCAGCGCGCTGATCCATGATCAGATTGTGCGCCGTGTACAGCTGCACGCCCAGGTCGAGCGACGTGTCCCAGATCAGCGGCGGCAGCATGGCGTATGCCGTGTCCAGCCAGAACTGCACGGCAGCGTCCGGATACTTCGTCGCGTCGGCAAACGCCGGGAACGCCGCGCGAAAGTCTGCTACGGAGACGGTCATGCGCGTTGCAGTTGGTCTTCGTGCACGCCGGTCAGGTCACCTGGATGCGACCCGTCCAACTTGACCCAGAACATATCCCGATCGTCATCGTATTCCTTGATGACACCGGTCTTGCCGTGGACCTTGACCCGGTCACCCGGCTTATAACTGGAACGGCGCGGTATGATGAGAGCATCACGCTGCCGTCGCCCCAGCGCATCCGTCGCGCCGATGCCCCATTTGTCGCGATTGCGCGCGTTGATGGTCGCCAGCATGGCGCAGTCGCCTTCGCGCGCCTTGCTGTACGCAATGGCTGCCGCCTGCTTCTGGTCGTACCCTTCGCGCACCAGCTTGGCGATATTCTCACTAATGGTCTCGCGACCGGAACCTTCACTGAGCGGCATGTCGTCACCCCTTATGCAGCGCGGGCCGTTGCATGGTACAACGGCCCGGCTTGTCGCGCCACCGCAGCCGGTTACTTCTTGCCGGTGTGGTGCCCGTGCTGCTGCCGGCTCTTGTCGCTCGGCTGATCGGCGCCCGGCACTTCCTTGGCTTCGGCCTTGTTCTCGGCGCGCTTGTCCGCGGCGGACGGCTCGGGCGCCTTGCCGCCGTTCTCATCGTTGCCGACGCCAGCCGGCGCCGGACGCTGCGCGCCGGTACGACCGTCACGCACGGCTTCGGTCTCGGGCGTCTTGCCGCCGCGCTCGCCGATGGTCGCCGACCGACCCGGCTGCGCGTTCCGCTCGATCTCCGCCGCACGCGTCTCCTGCATGCCGCCACGCAGCGCGAGATTGCGCTGCTCCTCCTCGATGTGGCCGAACGGGCGCACGTCGCCCTCGAGCGGCGCCGTGCCGAACGCCTGCTCCGTCGGCGGCTCGGCACGCATGTCGATCTCGTGCGCCGCGAACTGCGGCGGCAGCACCAGCTGCGGGTCGCGCCCCTCCGCCTGCTCGGCGTCGACCAGCACGCCGCTGCGCACCAGACCCAGCACGTACGGATGATCCTTCAGATCGTCCGGCAGTTCGTTGTAGCCGGGGCGCAGGATGAGCGTCCCATTGCCGTGCCGCACGTGAACGTCGGCACCATTGTTGGAAATCACTCGCATAGCCGCTTGTCCTTTCCCCCTGACCGCACAGGGTCAGGGAATACGGTGTTGGTCGCGCGCCGTCAGATGCCGTCCACGTACGCGAGCGTCTCGGGGTAGACGAATTCGACGACGCCGAGACGGCCGAAGTAGGTCGTGATCTGGTACAGCGACCTGTACTCGATCGGCGTTCGTTGCAGCAGCGTCATGGGGAAGCGCACCCGGTCACGGTCGCGCGTGTACGCGAACATGCGGTCCACCGTGCCGGGCACGCCGATGGTGCCGCCGTTGCCGGCGCCGACCAGCCACTTCAGCGGCTGGATGTTGAGCGGCACGCCGTTGGTGGCGTTCGACAAGCTGTTGTCGCGTAGGAACGTCAGGATCGACTGGTTGCCGGCGTTCGAGATCTTCTGCGAGACGATGTAGCTGAACTGCGCGGGCGGCACGCGCAATTCGCGCGGCATGACGGCATAGCCGGATGCCGCCCAGGTCGCGCTCAGCAGCGTGTTGATGTCCGCCAGGATTTCGTCCGGTGTCTTGTTGATCCACAGCGTCGACCCAGACAGACCGGACGCGGCGTTCGACACCGTGACCTGCGCCGAGTTCACCAGCCCCTTGTAGCCCAGCTGCGTGTCACCGATGTAGACCATCTCGTCGATGTCCATCTGGTGCTTCAGCTGCATGGCGTTGTACTTCTGCGTGTCGACCGGACGGCCGAGACGCATGGCGCTCTCGAGTTCCGGCAGCGTCCACTTCAGCTCCATGCCCCAGAGCGTCAGCGGGTTCGCCGTCTTGCCGATGTCCAGCGCAACGCCGGTGATGGCGTTAGCGTCCTTGCTGATCCACGCCTTGCCGCCGGGCGTCGTGCTGCCCATCGCGGCGAAGCTGCTGTTGGTGAACGACGACGTCTCGTCGCCGATGGTGACGTCTTCACGCAGGTCGATGTCACGGCCCCAGGTGACGGTCACCAGCGGCTCGTGCAGCGTCTGGTCGAGACGCTCGAGTTCACCGATCAGAAAGGCACCCGTTCCGTCGACCGTTCGCTGATCGAACGTCATGAAGTTGTCGAGCGTGCGTGCCCTGACGAGGCCCTTCGGCCCAGGAAGCAGTTTCGTCATTTGCTGTAGGTCCCTCCTCCGGGCCATTAGATGTTGTAGGCGATCTCGCTGATGCCGTTGGCGTCGGCAGGACCCATCCAGAACGCGTTCGGCACCAGGAAGCTGTTGCCGCCGTCCGCTGCCGCCTCGAATGCGCCGACAGGACGGTTCGCCGCGGCGACGGTGCGGCAGTACACCGGGCCATTCTTGGTGGCGCCGGTCACGCCGCTGACCAACGCCGCAATGTAGCCGCGGCGCAGCACGTCGCACGTGCCCTGCACGGGCGGGGTGTTGGTGCCGAGCGGCTCGTTGGGCGTCTGGCCCTGGATGGGGAACGGACGCACCAGGATGCCGTAGATGGCCGTGTCGCCAGCCGTCGGCTGGCGCACCTTGCCGGTCGTCGCATCCAGCAGCACGCCGATGCCGTACGCAGCCGGCGCATTGGCTTGTCCGGCAGTCGTGATGATCTGCGGCTCGACGGTCAGTCCCATCGCGCTGCGCGTGACGTCGCCGGGCACGCCGGCAGCCATGCGGTACAGGATCGCGTTGCTGGCGTCCAGCGTGCGGTGCCGCACCGTGCGCTTGCGCACGCCAAGCATGACCAGCGCCGCGGCAAACAGGGTCCTGCTGCGGACCCGCGTATTGAACTGCATCATCTTCTCCTTATGGCGTAGTGCCGGGGTCCGTCAGCGGGCTGGAAAACCGTACAGTTGCCGGTTCTTGGCGTTCAAGTCGGCCGGCGTCGGCACCTTCGTGCGTCCGCCAGTGTCGTGAACGTTGATGCCGGACTGCATGCGGTGCTGCCCGTTGTTCTCGCGGCGCACGATCGCGGCCGCGCCGTTGAACGCGACGCGCACCGCGTCGCAGTCCATCGTCTTGATGTCGACGCCGGCAAGCAGCGGCGTCAACGTGTCCTTGTGCTTGCCGTTGTAGGCTTCGGTCAGCACGCGACGCTGGAACGCAGCAATCGCGTCGACCGTTGTCTTCTTGGACGACTTGGCGTCCAGCGTCGGCGCCTTGACGCCGGGCACCAGGATCTCGGCGAGAGACATGGTGTCCTTGAACGCGTCGACGATCGCAGCGCTGTCGCCCGTGCTGCCGCCCGGCGCGCTCTCGCCACGGTTCTCCTCGACACGGTCAGCCTTGCGCATCTGCTCTTCGCCGCCCTCGCCGCCGACCATCTCGCTGCGAATGTCGTCGCCGGTCTTGTCGCCATCGCGCTTGGGTAGCCGTTCCTCGAAGTCCTTCATCCGCTTGTCGTTGCTCTCGCGGTACTTGGCGAACCACGCCGGCTCCTCGTCGCGCGCCCTGTCTTCGGCCAGCTTCTCGGCAGCAAGCCGCTTCTTGCGCTCCTCCTCGGTCTCGTCCTCGTCCTCATCGCGCGCCCGGCGCGCGTCGCGCGTCGACCCGTTGACGTGCACATGGATGTGCGACTGGTCGCGCGTCGCCGCGCCGGCAGCCTCGACGACATGCGCCGCGCCAAGCAGCTGGGTGGCTGTTGCCGTGTCGCCGCTAGCAATCGCGGCAGCAAGACGGTCCTTCAACGTCATGGGCATCGCGTGATCTCCTATCGAGCATCGCGGGCCGCAACGTCCGTGTTCGACCAGCGCGACATGGTTGCCAATAATGTTCAGTTGCCGTGCACGTCCAGGTGCCAGTTCTTCGTAGTCAGCGTCGTAACCGCACGACACTTCGCGCAAGCCATCCCGCACGGCACGGATGGCGTCTGCATCAGTGATAAGCAAATCAGCGAATAGGTAGTCGTCTTCAATACCTTCGCCGCGGCGCGGGTTCTGCACGATGCCGACTGACAACTCACGCCAGTTGCTGGGATTGACATCACCACCGGGCGGATGTCCGTTCACCACCGGCTTGCCGGCAAAGCTGGCGATCGCTTCGGGCCGGAACACGTCGGCGTCCTGCCGCTCAACACGGATAATGCCGTCCGGTCCAGGGGTCAGGGAGGCCGGCAGTTCGCCGGGCGCGTACAGCATCGGCGCGTCGCGTGTCGTGCGCGCAATGGGCACGCTCTCGCACAGCAGGAAGCCTTCCTTGGTCAGCGACTGCCGCGCGCCCAGCTTCTGGTCGACAAGGAAGATCTGCGTCATGGCAGCGTCGTGCAGCCCACCTGACCCGTGCTACTGCCCGTGCCGCCGATGACCATCTGCACACGGGCGCGCAGCGGTGCAGCGATGTTGACGCCAACGAAGCCAGTCGGTGGCGTGCCGGCAAAGCCAGGGTACGCGATGATGCCTGCTTGCGTCGTGCCGGCTGTTGCGTTGGTCGTGGTGATGGCTGTCGTTGTCGCTACGGTGTAGTACGTGGCAGCCAGCGCCGGGTCCTTGAATTGCAGCGCCATCGTCGTGCTGGGCGCGCCGCTGTTCGCCGTCTGGTTGAACGTGCAGATGATGCCCCGCGCGCCCCAAAGCAGCAGGTCGTTGCTGTTGTACGTGGCGGGCGGGCGCGCCGCTGACGCGAAGACCGCTGCCGTCTCGGCCTTGTATTCATACACCGACTGCGCAGGCGGCGCCTGCGCCAGTGCGACCAGCGGCAGCAGGCACAGTGCCGCCACGAGAGACAGCAGCTTGTTCATGTTGGCAGCACCCCTGCGCAGCTGGTTACGGAACGGCCGAGCAGTTCACCGTGCCGGTGCTGCTGCCGGTGCCGCCGACGACCATCTGCACGCGCGCCGTCAGCGGCACGAAGCCGCTCACCGCCGTGAAGCCGGTCGGCGCCGTGCCGGTAAAGCCGGGGTACACGATGACGCCGTTCTGCGCGACGCCGGCAGTGCCGTTGGTCGTGGTGACCGCGGCGCCCGTGCCGAGCGTGTAGTACGTGCCACTGATCGGGTCCTTGCCCTGGATGGCGATGGTCGTGCTGGGCGTCGGGGTGTTCGCCGTCTGGTTGAAGATGCAGATGAGACCGCGTCCGTAGCCGACCGTGAAATCGTTGCTGTTGTACGTACCGGGCACACGCGCCGCCGACGACAGCACAGCGAAGTTGGACTTCGGCGTGAATACCGGCTGCGTCTGGATCTGCGCCAGCGCGGGTGCCACGAGAGGTGTGACGAAGATCTCGGCTGCAATCGGCAGACCGATGAGCAGCGCACACAGGTACGCCAGATAGCCAAGACGCTTCATGCTGCATCCTCCTCGAATATGGCTCCATGGAACCGTGCCCAACGCCGTTTTGCAGCAATGCTCAACTTGGCACGCCACTCAGGTGTTGTCTTACGCATCTTCGATATTTCACTCATACGAGCTAATTCTTCACTTGTCCGAATACGATTTTTCTGTGAAATACTAGCCTTCTGCTTGGAAGCATCAGACCAACCCACTTTATTACGCCGACGCGCTGCGGCTTTATTCGCTATCCATTCTGGTGATTGTTTACGCCCCTTACCAGCCGCACTCATCTTCGCCTTTATTTCTGGCGTCAATGCAGGACCATCGCCACCTTCTGTCTTATTGACCAACGGGCCATTAGGAAAACGACCCAATGAAGCAATGATCATTCTCTCATGAAATAATGCGTCCTGATCGGATAAACCTTCTGTCCATTTCACCTTTATAATAGTGCCACCTTGATCTATTATCTTCGCAATTATATTGTCCTTATGTGAACGTCCCCGACGCACTTTATGAATATGCTCTTCCCAACGTCGACCACATCCCTTACCGATATAAAACGGCGTTCCACAAGGGCGCAGCAGCGCATATACGTAATAATCATTCATCAAAGATAGCCGGTATTACTGGCTCAGCAAAACATCTACAGTTCCATATTGCGCCGGCATGCGTGACCGTGCCATCGCTCAGACGAGGCATGGTGTCCCAACGCACGAACTTGCCTTCCATCTGCTTATGCGACTTGCGCACGTCTGCGTCGCCTGCGGTGCGCCAGATATATCCGTCGCTACCCATATGCTCGGCGCGCGCCTGCGTCATTGCAGTCGACGTCCGCCCAACTTCAGTGCGTGCAATCAGCGTGGCGCGGCTGCGCGTGACTTCGCCGCTGCGCAGTATGTCCTTGGCAATCTCGCTGGCGCGGCTGCTATCGACCAGCGCTTCCGTGGTCAGCTTGTGCACGCGATTGCCGGCGTCGATAGGAAGCGATGTGATGAGAGCGACCTGTTCGGCCAGCAGACGACGCACCACGGCGCCAGTCGGTGCCTGGGCGATCTCCTGGCGCACAGCGCGAGCCATGCCCTGCGTATGGGCACGCCACGCCAGTTCGTCGTACCGCGCGACCTGGGCGACCATGTCGCTAGCCACCGCAGTGGCCCAAGGGCGGATCGCCTCGGCATAGTGCGCCAGCGCACGCGTCAGCGGCGGCAACGCCGCAGGGTCACCCGGCGGGAAACTGTTGATGATGTTGCCGACCTGCGTGGCCACCTTGCGCAGCTGCCTGCTGTATTTCTGTTCCGCCCGTCGCGCGCGAGCAAACGCCTGTTGCTGGCGCTTGGTCTCGCGGCGACGGTCGGATGTCAGCACGTTCGTTACCGCTGCCGCGACTGCTGGCTGCCGGCGCCCTGGCGACCCTGCTGCGCGCCGCTGGCGCCGCCGCCCTGGTCCTGCTGCACCGCAGTCTCGACGATGGTGATGGTCTGGCCCTGCTGCACGTCGAACGTTTGCTCGTCGCCGGCTTGCAGCTGCTGCGTCTGCTGACCACTGTTCGACACCGTCAACGTCTGCTCGTTGCTCTCGTCCGCACGGACGATGACTTTGCTCGTCATTCGATGAACTCCTCTTTAGACCACAGCGCCCGTTGCATCCTTCCAACCACTGGCGGCGCTGTCCCACCAGACTGGTTTCTTCAAGGTGCTGTCCCAATACACGTAGCCGTCATAACCGACACCCAGGCCGGTCGGGCGCGCAGCTGTCGTGCCGCTGCGCCGCGTCACCAGCGGGAACCAGTTAGAACTGTCGTTGGCACCGGCTTCCTTCAAGTACGCAGTGATGCCGGTGCTACCGCCGCGCCGCAGCATCAAGTCGCCAGGGTTGCCCAGCAACCCGAGCGTCGCAGGCGACCCGTTCGCCGTGATGATCTGCAATGGCAGGGCAGGGTTGGTTGATCCACCACCCGGCGCCGCGTCCAGCACCATCAGGTTTTCGTGCATGACGGTATGCGCGTTCAGGCTGCTGTCGTTGTACGACTTGACGACGTTGCCGCGGCACGTATTGCCGATCACCTGTAGGTGCTTCGAGTTCAGGTTGGTATCGGCAGTCGCCACGTAGCGCCACGTGATGGTGCCATCGTTGACATCGCCGCTGGTATGCGTCGGCGCCACAGCACCGCTGGCAGGGATCGCCGTCGCACCAGCAACACGTTTGTAGATAGCCAACCCGTTCGCCACGTACGGATAGCTGGCCAACGACAATGACGGCGCCCAAGCGGGGTAGAACGCACCACCGATGTTGATGCCGTAGTTCTGCGTCGGCGCGGCTTGGTCGTCCAGGCATTGGTTGCCGACGACGCTGTTGCCCGTGCCGAGACCACCCCAGCTGCACCCCAGGTCAATACCGGCAAACGTGCTATGCGACTGGTTATTGTTCTTGCAGACGTTGCCTGTGCAAGTGTTGTTCGACCCGTACAGGTGGATGCCGCTGTTGGCGCACTTGATGCACTCGTTGTCGTTCACGGTGCAGTCATAGCCGGTCACACTGATGCCGTTGTCGCCCGTGCCTTCCGCATGGTTGCCGATGATCTGCATACGGTAGCACGAATAGGTGACGCCTATCAGCTCCAGCCCACTGACCGTGCACCAGCAGCCAAATATCCTATTGTCATGCGCCGCATCATCGATGTGGATGCCGAACCCACCACCGCCACTGACGTCGCACAATTCGATCGTATTGAACGACCCGCCGACAGTGCCCGGCGCAGCCAGCACCGTCGGACCCAAGATCTGTATGTTCGGCGCAGTCGACCCGGTCACCTTGGAGCGCGACACGCGGTTGCGATCGCCCGTGATTTTGATGCCCTGGTCGTGCGCATTGAGGACCTGACACTCCTCGATGATGTTGTCGTTCCCTGAAACTAGAACGCCGTTGCACGTCGTCACCTTGGTCGACTTATCGGCATTGATGACCAGCCCGCGCAGCGTGCAGCCATCGTTCGGCAGCTGGATGCACCCGTTCGTCATCGGCCCGGTAAAGTTCAACGTCGGACGTCCGACTGCCACCAGCTGCACACCGGCCGGCAGCACCAGCGGCGCCGTCAACTTGTACGTGCCCGGCGGCACTGTGACCGTCTTGTTCCCTGACCCGAGCGCTGCCGTGAACGCAGCTGTGTCGTCCTTGGTCCCAGCACCGTCGGCATTGGGCACAGTCACATCGCCGAACACACGCCGCAGTATCGCAGGCGAGATCTGCTTACCGCGCCCAGCGCTGTACAGCCCGAAGATGGTCAACAGGTCAGGGAGTTGGACCATAATCGACCATCGCGCAGAAGCCGAATGCAGCAAGCAGTGCCAGCACGACGAACAGCGTCAGCCGACCGTTGATCGGCTTGCGCGGTCGACGCGTCGGCGGCGCCTTGCTGTTGGGTATATTCGCTGGATTGTGCATCAAGCGACGCAGGCGTTCTTGGTCAGCTTCCTTGTTGAATAATGGTCCACCGTCACGCGTCACGATGTCGGCACCTGACCGTCAACGTTGGCCGTGGCCAGCAGGAACAACCGCACGTACCAGCCGTGTGCAAACGTCTTGAACGCGGATGCGTTCTGCATGTCCAGCGCACGTCGCGCCAGGAATTCGGCTGCAAGCCGCCGCGGCTCAATCATGGCAGCAGCTGCCAGCGTCTTGTCGCCGATAACCCCGTCCACGTCCAACGCTGGCGCGTAGTGCGTCGCGTTGATGGCACGTTGCAGCGTCTGCTTGGCGTCCAGCGGTGCACTGGTCACTGCCGTGTCGTACACCAGCAGCCCAACACTGGTCGGCAGTGCGTCACAGCAGCACGCGACCCAGTAATCGTCGTGACGTATCTGCTGCGCGCGCTGCGGCGTCGGTGGCCACGGGTCCTCGTGTGGATGCCAGCGCCGGCTGATACCATACCACGTATCCCCACCGGGATCGGCAGGGTTGTTGGCGTGCCCCTTCTCCATGAAGGCAATGACGACATCAGCCGTCAAAAACTTCGGAGAATAGAGCGACGCCACGTCAGCCGACCTTGGCCCGCGCTTCGGCGATGAAGTTGGCCATGCTGGCGCGCGCTGGGCTGCCGAAGTTGCCGCTGCCGGCAAGGTTGAACGAGACGTATTCGCCATCGACACTGACGACCTGCCGCGTCGTGCCATGCATCGTCACGAACTGCGCGCCCGGCTTGATATCCTCACGACGCACATTGCCTGCGCCACGGTCGGGTTCCAAACCCGGCTGTTCCTCGGTCATTGTACCGTCACCCCTGTTCCATTGGCGTGTGCTGCGCCACCATACCGCCAATGACGATCCAACCACGACTTGAGGCTAGCGACGTCACTGCGGCGCACAGTACCCAGGCGATCACCACCGCGCCCATCACTATGGGCGGCAAGGTAGTCGTCCAGTGCGGCTTCTTGGCTGTCATAGCCAAGCATGACTTTGTGCTCGTCAAAAGAACCGCTGTCAGCATCCAGTTGCTCCACGATCCAGACGCGCGTCGACATGGGGTTCGGTCCAAGGTAGCAGTCCATTTGCTCCTCGGCGCCTTCGGCCGACGCAGTGCGGCGTATATACCCATAATGCGCCGGCATGACAACCGACCAGCCAGGACCCTCGCGCCGCGTGCCTTTGGCGTTCTCTATGACGACTTGCAAGCCATGCACGTCGACCTGCGCCACGGCATCGCCTGTGCGCTGGTCCGCCCGACCCGCACCACCGTTCCCAGCAGCAGGTGATGCCCCGCCGTTTGGCGAGTTGAGAGACGCAGCCTCGGCAAGCAAGGGGTCGGGCGGATCCTCTTCTGCCTTGTCGATTTGCTCATTGGTGATATTGCTGAATAGTCCGGTGCTGCGTGCCAGACCCTTCAACTCTTGCATTGCCGTCTTGTCACCAATCAAGTTGGCGTCATGCGCATTGATGATCGCCGTGCTGTACTGCTGCGCGACGTCGGCTTTTTCCTTGTCCGACAGCTGCCACAGCGGCGAGAATTCCCAGGTAAAGCCGTCCGGCTTGCCAATGCCCTCGCTGCGCATGGTGACATCAAGCAACAGTTCCAGCGCGCGGCGCATGTCGCGCTCTTGCAGCTGGTTGATGCTGTCGTAGTAATTACGAATGTCGCTCTCACCAGTTGCGTTCAAGCCGGCAGGCGATTGACCGAACAAGCGCACCAGTGGTATCTGCAACGCACCGGACAGCTGCTGCCCGAATTGCAGCAGCAAGTCGTCGAGACCGGCGAACGTCGTGCGGTGCACTTCGAACTTGTCGCGACTGTCAATCAAAGTCAGACCTTCCTGCGCTTGGTAGCGCCGGATTATGTCGACGTTATTGACCATCGCGTTGAACGCCGGCCCACCTGCTGCGATAATGTCGCGCAGCTTATCGATGGTCAGCGTACGGAACCACGCCTTGTGCACCAGCTGGCTCGCGCCGGCTGTCGCGCTATCGAACGCAACCAGCCGGTCGTACAACCGCTCAATTACCGACATGCCCCACAAGTTCTCGGCAACCTTCTGCCAGTACGGCAGCTTGACGCCGTCCAGCCGAATGCACCGCGTGTGGTGTATGCGCATCTGCGGCAGAGCAGGGGCGTTGGTGATCGTGTCGTAGAAGCGCGGCAGACCGTAGTCGGGTCCGATGTCGGTCACCAAGTCGTTGAACGACGGGTTCACCATCCAGCGGTCAAGGACCAGCATTCCTTTAAACTGGTTGCGCGCGACACGGTCGGGGAGCAGTGGCGACGCCAAGTCCTGACCGTCGATGACGATGATGGCCAGACTGCCGCCGTACAGGCGCGCCCACTTGATGGCGCTGTTCAGCGATTGCCACAGGCACAGCCGGCGAAACGCCGTATGGATCTTGTCTATGACCGTCGGGTCATTCTCGCTGATGATGTCGACACCGGCCCGCGTCATGTCGTCCGCGACGACGTCGACTGCCTGCCCAACGATCCAGCTGCCGCGGTACATCCAGTCGAGCAGGTTGCGGTTGCGACTGACCGGGTTGAAGCCGTACGTGGCGCCGTCGTTCAGGTTGCCCGTGCCGATACCCAGGCGCGCCACGTAGTTCTGGAAACTGTCGTGCGTCGTGTGCGTCATGGGCGCAGCAGCAGCGGCGCGCATCTCGCGCGCGGCTCGCTGGTTGGCGCTGCGCTTGGTGGCTGCCATCTACGTCAGCTGCCTGCCATACTCGGGCCACGTGCTGCGCACAGCCCACACGATCTCAGTTTCCGTGATGCTGGGGTACTTGGCGACCAGCCGCAGCATGACGCGCTGTATGCCGTCGGTGTCCAGGTCACGCCGGAACACTTCGATGGCGTTCTGCTTGACCAGCGGCATTATCACCAGCTGCGGTACGTCCAGCCCGCGCGACTGCGCTTCCTCGATTGCGCTGTCCAGCAGCCGCTGCACGGCGCCGACTGTCGACTGGTTCATGACCTGTCCGGCAGCCAGCCGGTTCAGCTTGACGAACAGGTCACGCGCCCAGGTGTTCACTGCCTCGGGCACGTCGGTATCGCTGACCAGCCGGTGCTGCATGTCAGGTCAGTTCCGCCAGTTTGCGCCAGACGCCCAGTTCGCCGCGCGACTGTATGAAGTCGTTCAGCGCGTACCGGGTCGCGTCCCAACCGTGGTTGTGCCGGTCGATGATGCTGGGTGGTGACGCCACCTTGCCGGTCAGCCTGTCCAGCTTGTACGAGTACAGTCGTGCTTCTTCCGCCAGTCGCGGACACTCGACTGCATGAATATAGATCTTGCGGAAGCCTTTAAGGTGGGCGATCCCGTCTTCAACCGACCCTGGCCACTTGTCTGCCGGGTCAATATTGAAGCCCTGGCGCCCCATGTAGCTGATGGTCTCAGGACGCGCGTTGTCTGCATAGATGTGGCTGCGTTCGGCCGTGTCGATCTGCTTGAACAGTGCAGGCGTCTCGTCAATCTCGACATGGTAGCCGTATGCTTCGCGGTCGATGTACAGTTCCGTCTGGTCCTCGTTCATCCAGCAGCGGACCAGTGCAGTCGGGTCGTTGGCGAAGCCCCAGTCTGCACCATGGTAGAACTGTATCGGCCGGTTCTGACTGTCGACCTGCGGTGTCTCGAACGGCACAATGCTGACGCGCCGCCTGAAGATGAGCGCGTCACTGACCTTGCGTGTCTGACCAAGCCAGATCCAGTTGTACGCGTCCCAGTCACCCGTTTCATTGGCCAAGTTCCAGGCGTGCAGCCGCTGTACTTCCAGTTCGGTGCCCTTGAACCACGGGTTGTCCGTATAGTTCATCTGGACAACGACGCTGTTGGGCGGCGGCTTGTTCTTGACGAACGTCTGGTAGATCGGCGCTTCTTCCTGGTCAGGGTTGAAGCTGATCCATATTTCACTGCGCGGCGCCCGGATTGTCGGGTCAAGCAACGCCCAGCTTTCTGCGCTGATGCTATCGGCTTCCTCGCACCAGCAGATAGTAACGCCTTCGAGCGACTTGATCTCAGCAGCGTTGTGGCGCAGTCCTTTGAAGATGAACTCACTGCCGGTCAGACGGTGCCGTATGCCGTCGGTCAATATGTCGAATTCAGTCTGCTTGTCGCCCAGCAGTTCATAGATAATGAACTTAAGGACGCGGTGCACGCTGTCGCGGATGCTGGCTTGCAGTTCGCGGGTGCACAGTATCAGTTCCTTGCCGGCACGCGCCCTGGCGATCAGCGCCCGCGCTATGCTGTGCGACTTGGCGCTGCCGCGCCCGCCGTACAGGACCTTGTACCGACGGTCCCAGAACAGACACTGCGTCTTGCGCGGCAGCAGGCAGCGTATGGCTGGCGTCTTCACGCTGCACGGTCCCGCGGCATGGACTGACCATCAACGCGTGCCTGCCACAGTTCAGCAGCAGCAGCCCTGGCATTGCATGCGAACCAGAAGCGCCCCAGGCGGGTCAGGGGGCGCAGCGGCGACACCGCGCTGCTGCGCGTGGCATCGGCCCTGGCGACCTGCCAGCGCACCCAGCCGGCGCGCTGCACCACGTAGGGCCACCACGTGTACTGTGGCGAGCCAGTCATTCGCCCTTGTCCTCGGGCGCATCCATGAACTGCACGACCATCGGCGCCGGGCGCAGCGTACCGTCACTGTTGGTCAGGTCGTGCTTCTCTATTGCCAGACCGTAGTGCACCAGCAGGTGCTTGAGCGCTGCTTCCTTGGACCACGGCTTGAATTTCATGCGCTTGACCGTGCGCGCTTCTTCACCACGACCCTCAGTGTAGACTTCAGTCTCAACCGACGCAATGGCGGCCAGCTGCTCGCGCGTGGCTTGACTGAAATCCGGCACCAGCATGCCGTCCTGATCCAAGGTCGTATAGTCTTGAATATTGAACCGGGCCATCTTGACTATCTCGAGCAAGACTTCTCGAGCAGTCATGCCGATGTCTTTGAGTTGCTCAGCCTGGATGCGGTCGACTTCTTCTTTGATCGCAGGGTGCTTCAGCAGCTGGGTCGCAACAGCTGTAGCGCACTTGTTAGAATAACCAGCGCGCTTGGCTGCACCGGTAGCATTGTAGTCTTTCAAGTACTCGACAACGAACAGCTGCTGTCGTTTGTTCAGGGGACGTGGACCCTTGTTCGGGTTGTCCCACAAAGGCGACGGCGTCTTGCCGTTCCAGCCTTCACCACGGCGCTTGCGCGGCGGTTGATCATCAGGGGGAAGGTTCTGTCCGTCCATGGCTCAAATAGCTACCGCAGCCGCACCGGCTGCACCGGTCGGAGAGTGCCGCACCAAATCAACAAGGCACCACGTCATCAAGCCCAAGCCTTACCACAATATCTCGCGATAGCAAAGTCATCAATACACACAAACTGTAATCTTCTTTGTCCAACGAGTTACAAACCACCTCTAACCCATTGAAAGGACCAGCAATTATTTTTAGCGCCTGACCAACCTTTATTGCTCCCACTTGGTCAATTAGAGCAGTTAATTCCTCGAAAAACCCCTCTTTTAGAGCCACCGGAGCATCACTATACACCGGCAACAGCCGCCGTACACCACGTGTATTATTGATCACCTGCCACCCACCGACACCGCGATCGAACCTGACGAACACGTACCCTGGCAGCAGCAGCTGGGGCACGACCACCCGCCTGCCACGGCGCACCGTCACCTTCTCGGTTCGCAAGACCTGCACCCCAAACCCCTGGCGGGTCAGGTGGTGAGCCGCCACGGCGTCCTGACCGGCGCGCACTGCTGCCGCGTACCACAGCGCCGTCATTCCAGCAGCCCATAACCGCGGGCCAGGGCTTCCACGACGTGCCGCTCCCAGTCCTGCCGTCGCCCGTCCAGCAACTCGCCCAGCTGGTCCAGATGCAGCAGCTGATACTTCTTCCACGAGAACAACTGGCGCACCGTCCGACATCTCACCGGCCGTGATTTACCATCCCAATGGACTAACCATCCCAGGTCATCAGACCTATCTATACGCACAGGGTATATATCCATACAGTGTAGCCTCTCTATACATACAGTGTAGTACCCTGTCGGTGCCCCGGTCAGGGAGGTTGCGACCCTACAGCCATGATTACTCGGTCCGTCGCCCCGTGCAACCACCAACTTTCACGAGCATTTTACTACTTAACACCCCGCCCCTTATATATAGCCCCCCGGAGCGATGCAGTACAGTTGGCAACAGCTAGCTCCCTGACTTTTCAATCACTTGCCTGTAAGATATTGAATTTGGCTCGCCCTATTGGAAATCATATTTTTCAAGTGGTTACGCGTATCCTTAGAAGGGTCACGTTGAATAGTTCACTCACCAAATATCAAGTGGTTACGCGTATCCACCTGTAGCGTATGACATATATCGTTCGCCTCGTACGTCAAACACTTACACGTAACCACTTGCGTGTTCATGTAACTCTGTTGCAGCCTGTACCGCATCGTTCAGGGTCACGTAAGGGTTTTACCAAAGCCATGCCCAGCCGCCGCCCGGTCGCCCAGCCGCCGCCCGCCCAGCCGCCGCCCACCCAGCCGCCGCCCACCCAGCCGCCGCCCACCCAGCCGCCGCCAGCAGCCCCACCCAACCCGCTATCCGACCAGCGCGCCGAAGTCACCGTGGTGGGTACCGCCACCCTGCGCCTAGGCACCAACCCCGACGGCAGCGACGCGCCCGACACGCTGTGGCTGGCGCAGTTCACCGCCATGGCCAAGGCTAAGGGCTTGTTCGTCAGGGTCGCAGACGCTGCCAGCCAGCCGATGAACCACAAGCATAGCGACCGGCGCCTGTCCCCGGTGGACGTGCTGCACTACGTCTATCGCGACATGCGCCGAGCCAGCCGCGGCTATGAAAACGGCGACTTTGTCAAAGAATTCTATGGTGATGAGACCGACACCAAAGCCGGGCGTCTGAACGCCGAAGCCAAGATGCGCTTCCATACTCGCGCCCTGGTCCGCGCCAGATTGCTCAAGACTGAACGTCGCCGCGGCCGCAAGGTCTACTTCCCCACCTATGCTTCACTCGCTGAAGTACCCGACGAATACAAGAACATCATCAACACCACCCTGCGCCGCTAAGCAACCCCCTTTACTTTCGCCACCCCGACCGCTACCCTTGCAACCCCTGACAACCAGCCAGAATAACAAGAACATCATGGACGGCTCCCCCGTAGCGCTGGACTTCCCTTTCCACACCATGCCGCGCGCCCACCAGCTGCGCGAGTGGAACCGTCACAAGGACGCCAAGCTGTGGGCTCTGTTCCACGAGCAGCGCACCGGCAAGTCCAAGATCGTCATCGATACCGCCGTCTACCGCCACTCCAGGCGTGAAGTGAACACGCTGCTGGTCATTGCGCCCAAAGGTGTCCACCTCAACTGGATACTCGAAGAAGCGCCCAAGCATGCGCACCCGGCTTGCCGCCCCATGTTCCTGGCGTGGAACGGCGCACGCGCCGGCTCCAAGGCATGGCAAGCCGCCTACCAGCAAGCCCTGGCCCACAAGGGCCTCTTGTTCTTCGCCATGAACATAGACGCCATAATCACCAAAGCCGGCAAGGCGGCGCTGAACGCGCTGTTCGCCAAGCGCCGCTATGTCATGACGGCAATCGACGAGAGCCAAATAATCAAGACCCCCGGTGCCACACGGACGCCGGCTATACGCGCTATCGCGCGCAAATCCGTCGTGCGCCGCCTCCTGACGGGCACGCCCGTGACTGAGAGCCCGCTGGACCTGTACAACCAGATGCACTTCCTGGACCCGGCGATACTTGGCTTCAAGACCAACGCTGAATTCAAGGCGCACTATGCCGAATGGGAGGAACGCTCTACGCAGGGCGGCGACACGTACAAAGTCATCAAGCATTTCAAGAACATGGAAGAGATGAAGGCGCGTCTGGCAGGCTATTCATCCCGTGTGCTGCGCAGCGAATGCGCCGACCTGCCGCCCAAGCTGTACCAGAAGGTCTGGTTCTCCCTGACCCCGGCGCAACGCCGGGTGTACGACGACCTGCGCGACCAGTACGTCGCCGAGATCAATGGCAATGAACGCGTCGTGCTGCATGCGCTGACCCGGCTGATGCGGTTGCAGCAGGTTACCTCGAACTGCTTCCCCGCGCCGTTGGAAGCCGGCTTGCACGACGCATGCTCGGGTCAGGGGTGCGACGAATGCGACGGCGGCTATTGGTTCGCGCCTGTGCGCTATGAGCCGATCGACCACAAGAACCCGCGGCTGGAAGCGCTGCGCGACCTGCTGGCTGACGAGAACCCGCCCAAATGCGTCATCTGGGCTAGGTTCAACCACGACATCGAGGAAATCACTCAGGTTCTCGACCGGCTGGGGCGCACGTGGACCCGGTACGATGGGACCGTCAAGGACCAAGAAAGGGCAGCCGGTCTTAGACAGTTCCAGAATGGAACAGTCCAAGACCTGATATCGAAGCCTCGCGCCGGCGGGCGCGGCTTGAACATGGCGGTTGCACGTACCGAGATATTCTACAGCAACGAATTCAGCCTGGAGGGCCGCTTGCAGGCTGAAGACCGTTGCGAGACCGTCGAGCCGGGCGCCGGCCCGGTCAGCATCATCGACATCGTCTGCGACGACACGGTTGACATGAAGATTGTCGATACGCTGCGCGAGAAGCGCCGCTTGTCCGACCTTGTCACCGGTGACGACCCGCGGGAGTGGCTGTGATGCGTGGATTGGAGTTATGAACATGCTGACCGCATTCTGGCGCTGGTTCATCTACGGCGAGCGCCGCACCACCCTGACCGTGCAGCACCGGCTGGTCGCGGTGCATATGCACTACGCCCAGCACGTGAGCAAGCTGTCGTGAGCCGTTCCGGCTATATCGATGACGACGATTATGAGAATTGGGATTTGATACGTTGGCGCGGTGCCGTCAGCAGTGCCATCAAGGGGCGACGCGGACAAGCGTTCTTGCGTGAAATGCTGACTGCGTTTGACGCCATGACGTTGGCGCAACAGTCGCGCTTGATCGCCCGTGAACTCGAAAGCCGCGGCGACGTTTGCGCCATCGGTGCAGTCGGACGGGCACGCAAGGTCGACATGACGCAGCTGGACCCGGAAGATCGCACGTGTATCGCTGCTGCGTTCAACATCGCCCCGGCGCTGGCTGCCGAAATTGTCTACATGAACGACGAGTGCGGACCGCGCCACGAAACATGCGAGCAGCGTTTTACACGCATGCGTGCCTGGATTATCGAGCAGCTGCGTACGGGAGAAAAGCCATGACGGCGCGTCATCTGCTGGAAGTCTGCCGCGCGCTGGTCGACCACGACGACGTCGCCCTGCACGGCAGCATGGACGACGCTGCCGTGCAGGCATGGGTCGACCGGCAGCGTGCGCTGCTGGTCGAATTGCGCGTCGCCCTGGCGTCGTACGGCGGCAGCCCGGCGCCGCTGGTACAGACGGCAGTGAACGTGGCGCCGTCGCTGCCGCCGCTGCGCAGGTGAAGCAAGCGATGTGGTTCGGCATTGTCGTCGGCACGCTGGTCGGCATGACGCTGAATGAACTGCTGCACTGGCTGTTCAAATGACCGACGCCACCACCACCGTCGCGGGGACGGGGAGCGTCCCGGAATGACGCCGCGCATCGTTCCGCGCGACAAGCCCGGACAAGCATTCGTCGAGGTCGCTTGCATCCGTAAGCCCAAGGAGGAGCCGCGCATCTGCCGGTTCCGCGTCTCGACCGCTGGCAGTTCGACCGATCAAGCTGGGCTCATCTGGGGCTGGGACGGCAACGTCACGCGCCCAACGATCACGCCATCAATCGCCTGCCAGTCGTGCGGTCTACATGTCGTGATTGCCGATGGCGTGGAGCATGGACGGCCACCCACCGCCGCGCGCGAGAGATAGGAGGAGATGATGTCTGCTGGTTTCTTAATTATCTGTTCGCTGACGCGATCGGCGTTGCGCGCAAGTGGTTCCAGGGCGATCACTACGATATCGCACACAGCAAGCGCCAACTGGCTTTACAGCACGGCGCCGTGGCGGTAACGTTGCGGCAGCTGGCAGCAATGGTCCGCCAACGACGCCGTACCGGCATTCTTGGCAAACCATCGCCCCAAGCGAGAACACCAGAGCAGGGCACGCTACTGTGACAGAACCATACTTCGTCGAGAAACCATTCCCGGCACGCGTGCGCTGGTGGCAGCTGTGGCGCCATCGCTGGACGGTGCTGAACCTGCTCAACCAAGTCGCGCACAGCGACACGGAAATGACCGTCGCCGCGGCGCAGACGTACGGTGGCAGCGTGCAGTTCGGTCGCGAGTTGTACTGGGCAGCACGTGACATCATTCGTGTGGAGACCAAGTAGATGGCCCGTGTCTTCGTCGTCAACCAGCCAATCGATCACTTCAGCGGCAACCCGAAGATGGACCTGCGTCCTGCTACCCAATTCGGCAAGCTGGTCTTCCTGACCCCACCCGGCGGACCGTACGTCGATGGCGACGACGTCACGCCATGGATCCAGCGACACCTGCAAGACTTCGATGCCGAGAACGACTACATCCTGCCGGTCGGCGCGCCGCAGTTCCTGGCAGTGACCGGCATGCTGCTGGGTCGCATGGGTGTGACCGGCATCAACATGTTGATCTGGCATCGCGGGTCGCGCCAGTACATGGCCGAGCGTTACGACCTGCCACCCGTCGGCGCCGCGCGCCAGCCGGAGCCGGTCAGGTGACCGACGACATTGGCGACATACAGATACCGCCGATCAGCAACGGACAGTACGCGTTCGCTGTTGCAAGTTCGCTGCGGTCGGTAATCACCGACGTGCAGAACGGCAAAGGCATGTCCGACAGTCAGACGCAGGATGCGTTCGCGGCGCTGGTGTTATTCTACCTGCTACGCCAGCACGCAAATCCTCAGCGTCTGGCGCACGTGCTGCGCGGCGTCATCGATGAATTTGACACCACACCAGAACAGGAGAACCAGACATGAACGACAGCACCGACCTGACGGCATACGCCGCATACGCCGAGAGCGAAGCGAAGCCCGACAAGCTGACCGCGGTAACGCAGCTGGTCGTGCGCATGCTGGAGCTAGGGCAGCGCATCGAGCGCGGCGAGAAACTGCTCGCCGAGTTGAAGCAGGAGTACACGCGTTACAACGAGCAGCTGGTGCCGACAGCGCTTGCCGACGCGCAGCTGCGCGACATGACGCTGAACACCGGCAAGGGCAACGCATTCGATGGCTGGTACATCGGCACCGAAACGACCGTGCACGGCGGCATCCCGAAGCCGCTGCGCTTGCAGGCGTTCGATTGGCTGCGCAAGCACAAGCACGCGGCAATCATCAAGCGCAAACTCAGCATCGAGTTCGGCATGGGCGACGAAAAGTTCGCGCTGCGTGTGCTGGGCTACTTCAAGCGCTGGCATGCGCACCGCAAGTTCAGCGACGATGAGACCGTGCACAGCAGCACGCTGGGCGCGTTCGTGCGTGACATGGTCGCGCTCGAGAACGACGAGAACGACCCGCTGCCCCCCGACCAGCGCATACCGCGCGACCTGTTCGGCGTCTACGAGCGCACCGTCACCATCGTCACGTCACCGGAGGAATGAAGATGGTGACACGTGAAACGGCCATCGTGTACCTGAATAGAATGCGTCGCAACGCCATCCGCTACAATCGCAGCCAGCAGGGCAGCAAGGACTACACCATGGAAGCGCAGAACGCTGAAGCGCTTGCCTTCGCAATTCATGCGCTGGGCGGTGAAGTAGACATAGTTACGGACCGACAGGAGAGATGATGCCCAAGCTTCGCCTGAACGACACCAGCCGGCGCATGCTGCGCGCGCTGGCTAGCGACACGGTCAGTTGCCCGGAGGAAGAAGCCGCGCTGGCTGCCGCATACGCCGCGGCAGAGCCGCTGGTACGCAAGATGGTGAAGGAGAAGTACCCGCCGCGCGACATGGAAGTGCTACACAAGTATGGCGCAGCCGAGCAGGACGATTGCATCAAGATGCAGCTGCATGCCGGTGGCGTCACGCAATTCAACTTCACCAAAGACACCGGCCCGCTGGTGGTTGAGCGTACGACGTCGGGCGCCATCTACTTGGCGTCGCCCGACGTCACCGACGCCGTGCTGGCGTGGGAAGCCGCTACAGCTGCGCTGAAGAAGGCCAAGACCGACAAGCTGAACGACTATTACGCGCTGGTGAACAGCGTGTCGACCATGGAAGACGTGGAGGAAATCTGGCCCGACGCCGCCAGCGTTCGGCCGCGGCTGGGCAGCCACGCGCTAACGCTGCTGTCGCAGGAGACCATTGCCCGGCTGAAGGCCGACATCGCGTCGCGCAAGCGCAGCGACGACACAGAATAGAGATCCCGCTGCCAGCCGGGATGCATAGCAAAGCTGGCCTTGACCAAGAAGGATAGAAGCAATGGCAACCAGACACCGCACGCTCGACGCACGTAGCGCCGCTGCTGCCAAGCAGGCGCAGCCCGAGCAGCCGGAGCCGCAGCCGGAACCCAGGCAGGCGCAGCAGGGTGCCGCCCTTGCCCAGACGGGCAAGGGTGGCACGCTGGCGGACGCCAGCTTGTACGCCGACTATGCTGGTCACGGCGTCGAAGACGTGCGCAAGGAGGAGATGCTCATCCCCATCCTGCGTATCCTGCAGCCGCTGTCGCCGCAGTGCGAAGAGGGCAACGCCAAGTTCATCCCAGACGCCAAGCCGGGCATGATCTACAACACGGCGACCGGGCAGCTGTTCAGCAGAGACGGCTTCGACTTCATCATCTGCTACCGGGACCACAACTTCATCGAATACGTGCCGCGCGACAATGGCGGCGGCTTCGTCGGCATCCACGACCCCAGCGACGAGTTCATCGCGCAGCTGCGCGACGCGCAGGGCGAGTTCGGCAAGCTGAAGCTGGACCCCGAGAACGAAGCCAGCAACGAGATCATCGAGACATACTACTTCTACGGCATCGCGTCGCCCAGGCTGGACGACGAAGGCAACCCGGTCGAAGACTGGGACCCCATCCGTGCCGTCATCCCGTACGCCAGCACGCAGATCAAGAAGTATCGCGGCATGATGACCACCATCAACGGCATCCGGCTGCGCATCCCCGGCAAGCCCGAAGTACCATTCCCCATTTTCGCGCACGTCTGGCAGTTCGGCACGCAGCCGGAGCGCAACAAGAAGGGGTCGTTCTTCGGCTGGCGCACCGCGCTGCGCGGCGGCAGCAGCATGTCGGCGCGGCTGGCGCCCAGTGATCCACGCTTCATCGACGCCGCGGGCTTCCACAAGCTGTTGACCAGCGGCGCGGTCAGCGCCGACTTCGGCAAGGATGATGGTCCCGACGGCGATGACGCCGCAGGCGACGGGTCGTACGTCAAGGACGGCAAGCGCTACGACACCGCGACCGGCGAAGAAATCCCGTTCTAGTCGGCAACACCACCAACAAGCACCTGTCTGATTTCGTGCCCGGCGCTCTGCGCCGGGCGTCGCATTCAGCAAGGGTAGGTGATGCCAAGTCTGGCAGAAAAGTTTCACGAACTATTCAAGGGGTTGGAACGCGCCCACGGCCATTTTGTTGAAGGAGAAAAACCCGCACCCGGCGAGAAGCACGAGAAAAAGCAGGCATGGACGCGCAAGACCGGCGCGACCGTCGACCTGTGGGAGCGTCACCTAGCCGGCAAGTACGCGCTGGGCGTGCCGCCGCTGCGCGACGACGGTACGGTGCGCTGGGCCGCCATCGACATCGACGTGTACGACATGGTGCACGCCGACCTGTACCAGATGATCCAGGAGAAGCGGCTGCCGCTGGTGCTGGCGCGCAGCAAGTCGGGCGGCGCGCACGGCTTGGTCTTTTTCTCTGAAGACGTGCCCGCCACCGACGTCCGCCCGATCCTGCTCAACTGGGCGCTGGCGCTCGGCTGCTCGCCCGGCGTCGAAATTTTCCCCAAGCAGGACCGGCTGACCCCGACCGAACAGGGCAACTGGTTGAACATGCCGTACTTCGGCGGGCGCTACAGCGTCCGCTACGGCATCGGCCCGTCTGGTTCCCTGACCCCCGACGAGTTCCTGGCGGCAGCTGCGACAGCAATGCTGTCCCGTGCCCAGCTGCTGGCGGTCCCCAGCCAAGCCCCGCTGGCGCCCCGGCAGGGGTCAGGGGGTAGTGCGGTAGCCGCGGACCCCGACAAGGGCTCTGGGCGGCTCGCTGCTCGCACCGCAGCCCCGGCGCAGCCGCTGGATGTCGACTGGACCAACGCGCCCCCATGCATGCAGCTGTTTGCAGATACCGGCTACCAAGCCGGCGCGCGCAACAATGCGCTGTTCAACTTGGCCGTGCTGGCGCGCAAGATGGACCCCGAACGCTGGGCCGACCAGCTGCACGACCTGAACCAGCGCTACATACAGCCGCCGCTGGCGCGCAGTGAAGTCGTCACGATAGTCAAGTCGCTGAAGAAGAAGGCGTACAACTACAAGTGCGGCGACGTACCGATAGCTGCGCATTGCCAGAAGGACGTATGCCTGCAACGGCTGTACGGCGTGGCTGCGAGCGCGTCAGGCTTCGTCTTTGAAATTGCAGTCACCAAGATCGTACGTGTCGAAGCCGACCCTATAATCTGGGAACTGTATACCGACGAAGACAAGAAGGTGGTCTGCACGACTGAACAGCTGTTCACACAGAAGGAATTCTTGAAGCGCTGTGCTGAAGTGCTTGGCGTCATACCGGAGCCGATAAAGCCGGCGCAGTGGCTGGGACTGGTGCGCACCTGGATCAACGACATGACTATACGTCAAGTGCCCGAAGATGCGACACCCGCCGGGCAGATACTGGTCTACCTGGACAGATACTGCTCCGACCGCAGCGCAGCGCGCAACGAAGACGAAATATTGCTGGGCAAGCCGTACAGCAATGGCGATGGCTATACGTACTTCCAATCCGCGGACTTTCTCAAATACCTGCGGCAGCAGTCATTGCCGCAAATCAAGCCTAGTGAAGTCTATCACATCCTCGAGCAGAAGCGCGGCGCCAAGTCCGAGATGCGTGACTTGAAAGGCAAGCGCGTACGCATATGGGGTGTGTTGAGTATGGCGCGGCAGACGGCGCCGTTCGAGCCGCCACGCTTGCAGCAGGAGCACGAATTCTGATGCGTAACAAGGCGACGGCTTCCACGCAGAATTGCGGCAACTGCGCGTATTGCGTCAAGGAAGGCGATACGCACTCGCACCTGTGCTGCTACCTGCCGCCGCAGGTGTTCGGCTGGGGTGGGCAGATGACGACGGCATGGCCCAAGGTGGCGCTGGACGACTGGTGCGGTCAGTGGAAGCAGGGCGCCACACCATGAATATCGTTAACCATAGAAAGTTCTAGCCGACTTCGTTGATCTGCGATAAGGTTGGCTTCATCAGAACAGGAGACACCAATGACCAGCCTCGACTACACCCACATCACCGAGTGCGCACCCCACCAGTTCGTCACGGACGCCAGCGACCTATACGACGTGCTGCCGGTGCTGCGCCAGGGCTGGCCCGGTGAGATCCAGACCGTCATCGGTAACAAGCAGCCGCTGGTCCGCATGCGCATCGTGTACAACGCCGATGGCGACGTCGAGTTCGTCCTGTACGAGCAGTACCTGGGCTGCTGCACCCTGAAAGTGTACAACGATTAACCGAAGAAAGTTCTTGCCGGGCGCCGTGGCACCCGGTAGACTTCTCTTCATCAGAACAGGAGCAACCCAATGTCGCCCGAATACGCTGCCGCCCTCGCCGCTGTCAAGGCTGCCGCCGACAAGTTCCGCCCGGTGCGCGACGCGTACTTCGCGCGCAAGATCGACGACGCGGAGTTCCTGGCGGCACGCGCCGAGTACACCGCGGCGCAGGCTGCCTTCGACGCGGCTTCCGCTAAGGAAGCCGGTTGGTAAACGAAAGAAAGTTCTTGCAGGCAGCCTCGGGCGCCGCTAGACTTCTCTCATCAGAACAGGAGAAACCCAATGGCCAACCGTCGCAACAGCCACTTCCAGCATGGCACCGGCGCTTTCAAGTGCGAGACGTGCGGGCGCATGACGCGCACCACGCACCAGCCCAGCGACACCCGGACCTGCTTTGAGTGCTGGGAACTTGCCGGCTACCAGAACAGCATTTGGGACGGCGAAAAGGCCGAGGACATCATCGACACGGTCAACGCGCTGCTGACCACCATTGTGGAGCGCGGTGGCGACGTCGCTGCGGTGCGTGCCGACATGCCGGACCTGTTCGCCGCCATCGCCAAGGTGCAGGACCGGCTGGTCGAAGAAACTTCGCCGGTTAACGAAAAAACTTCTTGCACGACCGAGAACACCGCTATAGAGTTCACTCACACTCGAGAACAGGAGAACACCATGCAGACCAACACCACCAACGTCGTCGCCACCGTCGCCCCGGTCCTCGTCACCACCAAGCGCCCGCGCAGCGCCGCCCAGGTCGCCGCGTTCGCCAAGCTCCAGGCGGACAAGGCTGCCAAGCGTGCCGCCAACCAGCCCCAGGTCGTCACGGTCGTGCCGGTCGCGGCGCCCGTTGCCCCGGCGCCGGTCGCCAAGGAGCTCAAGGGTCGCGCCGCCAGCGGGCACCGCGCGACGTTCAACGACACGGATTTCCTGGTTATCGTCGCTGACGAAAACCCCAAGCGTCCGGGCACGCATGCCGAGCGCTGGTTCGACATGACGATGCGGGTCGCGGCGTCGGACAACCCGACGGTTGGTGCCGCCAAAAAGGCTGGCGTGCCGACGGCGGACCTGCTGTGGAACCTCAAGCACGGCTTCCTCGTGGTGCTGCCCGCCTAACGGCGGGCAGTCGCCCTCGTTAACCGTAGAAAGTTCTACCAGCCTTCGACGAAGTCAAGTAGAGTTCTTCACATGGGGCGCGGCAATCCCGCCAGTGCCCACCCGGTTCGAGGAGAACCCTAATGCTCGTTCGTCGCCACACCATCATCGGCACCAACATCCACATCTACCGTGTGTGGGCGCCGCGCAACGGGCACGGCACCATCACCACCATCAACGGCGCTTGGATGGGACGCGTCGGCACCGAAGCCCTGCCAGCCGCGCTGGACGCGCTGCCCTACGGCGCCGAACGCTGCGCCGCGGTGCGCGCGTGGCAGCAGGCGCAGTACGACGCGGCGTATGCTGCCATCCTGGCGGCGCACCCCGAGGCTGCCGCCGGCCGGCGCGACATGGGCGAAATCGAAGTCGTCGGGTAAGCCGACATTTCGCTTGCCGGGCGCCGCGGCGCCCGGTAGGCTGCCCAGGTCAAGAACAGGAGAAGCCCATGCGCCGCCAAAAATCGCCAGTTCACCCGTTGCGCCCTGCGCGTCCGGTTCATCAACATCGCCGGCTACATCACGCGCGTGCCGTCGCCGCGCCAGCACGGCTTCGGCACCGTGCGCATGCCCATGCCCGGCAAGCGGCGCTTCGAGCCGCGGCGCATGCCGCTGGGCCAGCCTATCGGCTGCTGCTAAATGGCCATCGATACGCTCCGACTTCTTGCCGGTCTAGTCGGCATCTGCCTGCTGTTGATGGGTGGTGTGCTGGGTCGTAACGCACGACCCGCCCAGCGGCTATAACATGGGCACGGGTGACAGCTGGCTTGGACCTGTGCTGTGCTTCCTGTTCGGCGGCATCCTGGTCGCATGCGCCACCTCGTCCTAGGTCCGCCGGGCACCGGCAAGACGACGCGCCTGCTGGGCGTCGTCAGCGCCGCGCTGGCGTCAGGCGTTCCCCCTGACCAGATCGCCTACGTCAGCTTCACACGGGCAGCGGTCAGGGAGGCACGGGACCGAGCCGCGGCACAGCTGCGGCTCGATCCCGCGCAGCAACTCCCTTACTTCCGCACCCTGCACAGCCTGTGCTTCCAGCAGCTGGGCTTGCGCAGCAGCGAAGTGTTCACGCGTCGGCACTACGAAGCATTCGGTGAACTGGTCGGTGAGACGTTGACCGGCGCCCTGGACCTGGAAGCACCCGCGTCGGACAGCGGCGATGGGCTGCTGCACCTGGACCATTACGCGCGTGTGACGCAGACCGCGCTGGCAGAAGCGTGGCGCGACCATGGTGGCGACATCGACTGGTGGCGTCTGCAACGTTTCAATGAAGCCTACCGGCTGTTCAAGCAGGACAGCGGACTGCTGGACTTCACTGATATGCTGGCGCGCTATGTCGACCATGGCGAGTCGGTGCCCGTGCAGCTGGCCATCATCGACGAGGCGCAAGACCTGACGCCGCTGCAATGGCAGGTCGTCCGGCGCGCATTCGGCGATGTGCCGCAGCTGTACGCCGCAGGTGATGACGACCAGACCATTTTCCGCTGGAGTGGGGCGGACCCGAGCCGGCTGATAAGCTGGCGCGGGTCCGTAGAGGTACTGCCGCACAGCTACCGCCTGCCTGCTGCGATATGGGCGCTGGCAGGCGACGTCAGCGCCCGCATGGAGCGCAGGGCACCCAAAGCATGGCGCGCCCGCCAGGGCGATCCTGGACGCGTCGAGTGGATACGTGACGTGGACGAAGTCGACCTGTCGTCCGGCAAGTGGCTGCTGCTGGCGCGGACACGGCGCCAGCTGACGCAGCTGCGCGACGTCGCCAGACATCAGGGAGTGGCATATTGGTCGCGCGGACAGTCCAGCATCGACCCGGTCATTCTGCGCACCATCCAGGCGTACGAGACGCTGCGCGCTGGACGTCCGGTCAGCGGAGACGACGCCAGCAACGTGCTGGCAGCGTTCGGTGTTGGCACGACGCTGCCCGGCGAACTGGACTTCACAAGCACCGACCTGGAAGCCTACGGCGGCACGTTCACGGAAATATGGCACGATGCGCTGCGCGGCATCGCGCTGGACGACCGGGAGTATTATCTCGCATGTCTGCGCCGTGGCGAGAAGTTGACCGAGACGCCGCGCGTCAGGATCGAGACGATCCACGGCAGCAAGGGTCTGGAAGCTGACCACGTGCTGTTGCAGACTACAACGACCGGGCGCATCCAGCGCGGGTTCGAGCTCGACCCGGACAGCGAACACCGCGTGTTCTACGTTGGCGTGACACGGGCGCGTCAGTCGCTGTGGGTGCAGCAGCCGACCGGGCCGCACGGCTACCAATTATAGAAGGGAGAAGTAACGTGCTGCATATGATGGTCGATATCGAAAGCCTGGACACAGCATCCAGCACGGTGATCTGCCAACTTGGCGCTGTCGTCTTCGACGATGAGCAGTACAGCATCGTCGGGCAGCGGTTGTGGTGCCTGGACTGGCAGTCGCAGCTGACTGCCGGCCGGACGGTCAGCGAGGCAACGTTGCGCTGGTGGCTGGCGCAGGGCGATGCCGCCAGACGAGGCATGCTGCGCCGCGGACACGACCTGTCCAGCGTTCTGCAGCAGCTGCACGCGCTGTGGCGTATGCACCGCTGCAAACGTGTGTGGGCCAACGGCACTGACTTCGACATCGCCGCGCTGACGCACGCCTACAAGGCACGGTTGCCGCACAGCGACCAACCGACGCCATGGCAGTACAACCAGACGCGCGACATGCGCACGCTGCGCGACTTGGTGCCGGAGCAGTTGAAGAACGGCATACCGTCGCGCGCCGTCGAACACGACGCGCTGGAAGACGCGATGTGGCAGGCGCGCTACGTCATGGCGTGCCTGTACCACTTGCGCGGTGGCTTCCAGGCGACGCACGAACACCACAAGGGCTGTGACTACCAGCTGATGCAGGACGACGTGCTGCTGCATAGCACCAGCGCGCTAGACGGCGATGAGACACACATCGTCGTCTACCGTGACAGCGACGGCAACATGTTCGCGCAGCCGCGCGACCGTTTCTATGAAGCCAAGGACGGCGGCAACTGGCTGCGCTTCAAGCCGGTGGGTGACTGACAGATTTCGCTTGCCAAGCGTTCTATATCGCACTAGATTAGTGCCTGTAAGCGACGTGAGGCGAGAACACGAGAGCCATGGTCGAGACCTTTGAACAGTTTCACGCACGGGTGGTGGCCAACGCCGAATACTACACGGCGGTGCGCTTCCTTGGTCGTGCGCAGTGGCTGCGCGAAGAGCGACCCACCTTCGAGGCAGCCTTGGCTGCTGCCAAGGACATGAACACCGACCCGCACCGTGGCGTTCTCGTGTATGCCGTCTATCGCACCCACCAAGCACTGTGTGCAGTGCTGAACCCAAAAGTGAAAGGTATGACCATGATCGGTGTTATCATCCAGCACAATCTGGACAAGAAGTTCCAGGTCGTCCAGATCAACCACGAGAGCGAGATCGACCGGGTCAAGCGGGACTTCGGCACCGACGACGTCACGTACACGGTCGTGCAGGCGTCCAGCGACCTGGACAATTTCAGCTTGCAGGATCTGGCAAAATTGAATAACATTCTCAGCCAGCATCAGGTGAAGTCCTTCGGGAACAAGGAGAAGGCGATCACGCGGGTTCACGGTCTGCTGACCGGCAAGCCCTGGGATGCGGCGCTGGACGACGCGGAAGCGTCCGCCAGCGACAAGCCGGCTGCTGCCGGCGACGCCGCGGCGGCGCCAGCCGACACGACCGGGCAGGCTGCCGACACGGCGCAGCCCGATACGACGCAGGAGAACGACGACATGGCACGTGCAGCGACGACGGGCAAGGCGCCCAAGGGCCGTAAGCCGGCTACCAGCAAGGCGCGCGCGGCGACGCCGAAGAAGACCGCCGGCAAGGACACGACCAAGCAGGCGGCGAAGACGCCGTCCATCTCGCCGAAGACCAAGGTGACGAGGGCTGCCGTCGCCGCGATCGCCGCGCGCAACGGCACCAAGCCCGAGGCGCAGCCGACGGCGCGCGGCAAGTACAAGGACGACGACATCATCGTCATCAACACCGAGGGCGGCGCCAACCCGAAGCGCGAAGGCACCAAGGCGTACGACTGGTTCGCGACCACCATGCAGGTCGCCAAGCTGAAGAAGCCGACCATCGCCGAGGCGATCAAGCGCGGCGTGCCGCGCACCGACTTGGTCTGGAACGCCAAGCACGAGTTCATCAAGATCCGGCCGGCGTGATCCCGCGGGGGAGGGGTACGGCGTCATGTCGCACCCCTGACCCGTCGGATCACAGACACACTTGGGCACCGCAATCGTGCCCGGCGGGGAGGCAGTTGACGCGACAACGGAGAGCGTCAGGGGAACTTGCCTCCTCGTAATTTCCATAGAACAGGAGAACCAAAGTGGCTAAGGGTCGGGGAGCGCGGCAACCTGTGGATGATCTGCCGGTGCAGGCTGTGCACGTCGACACGGAGCGAACGCTGACGGTGACCCTGTCTGAAAGTCAGGTGACCGATATTGTGCGTGCCTGGGCGATAGCGCATGTACCCATGATTGCTGCTGCGGAAGCGCAAGGCAGTAATGTCAGTGTCGAAGCCAGCTCCGACACCGACGTGTTTGGCGAACGTATATTCACTGGTTATACCGTCCAAACGTCCACAGCGTCGTCGGAGGAAGTCGAGCTGTGACTGACGCCGCGCACAACGTCGACGAGGAGCTTTAGTCGTGACGTCGCCAGAACTGCCTCGGGCGCTGCACTAGTGCCATTCACTAAAACACCAAGAAAACCAATTATGGGTGTTTATGCTGTGAAGCATAAACGCACAGGTCGTTTGTATATAGGAAGTTCTATATTCGTTCAGGCACGTTTGGGATGGCATAAGAACGCGCTTAATCGCGGTGATCATCATAATAAATTCATGCAAGGACATTGGAACAGAACAAAAGAACGTGATTGGGATTTTATCTTACTTGAAGTTGTAATGAATAGAATTTCTCTCATAGACAGAGAACAATCTTGGATCCAACAGACGACTAAAATATACAACAATCGACCTGCTGGTAAGTTGTCGGGTTATTCGCATAGTGAAGCAACTAAAATAAAGATGAGTGTGTCAGCTATTGCTGCTGCAACACCGCAGTTACGTAATGTGCGGCGTGAGGCACTGTTGGCACGTTGGCAATTGCGCAAGAAACTCGGAAGGACAAGATTGTGAGCTTCTTTACACCGCTTTGGTTCTATATGAACGAGCGTGAAGCCATACGGCTGAAGCGTTTGCAAGGTAAACCGTGGCCGTGGACGCTTGATCCAGTTCTACAGACTTATCGTTTTACCAATGTCAAGCGCATCCACGACAGGACCACGCAGTGGGTGCTGCACAACTGGTACGACACGCACCGTGACCGGCCGGGCACCGAGCAGCTGTTGAACTGCGCACTGTTCCGTTACTTCGGCACAATCGAATTTGCAGAACGCGTCGGCTGGTGCCGCGCCGATGGCCCATGGGCGCCGCACGTCAAGGCAACTGCCGCCGACATGCAGACACGCGGCGAGAAAGTCTACACGGGCGCCTACATCATCTCGACCGGCGGCGAAAGCGGCGCCAAGCACAATGCGATCGTGGATCGCTACCTGCTGCCGCTGCACGCTGCTGCCCCAGAACTGGTCAAGCTGGCGCGGACGTCACGCAGCTGGCAGGCTGTCGCCGAAGTGATGTACAAGCTGCCCGGCTTTGGCGGCACCGGCTTCATGACCAAGGAAGTGTTGCAGGATGCCATGCTTGCCGACGTGTTCGGCGGCAAGGTCGTGGACGCTGCCAGCTGGACGCCTGTAGGGCCGGGCGCGCGCCGCGGACTGAACCGGCTGTACGGTCGCCCGGTCGACGCGCACAGCCGCCCGTCCGAATGCCTGGAGCAGATACAGTACCTGCTAAAGCAGGCGCCCAAGCATGTCGGGCGCCACGTGCTGGCGCTGGAACTGACAGCGCACGACATCCAGTTCGTGCTTTGCGAGTGTGATAAATATTTGCGCGTTAAAAATGGCGAAGGTAGACCACGAGCAAAGTATATTAGATCTGACCAAAAATGAGAAAGAAACGTTGTGGTGTATATGCCATAAAGCAAATATCAACAGGTTGTTGGTATATAGGCGGATCTGTTGATATGGTTGGTCGGTTTACACATCATCGTTTTGTACTTCGGCGTGACAGACATGCTTGCCAAGCACTACAAGCAGCTTGGAATAAAACTAGAGAAGAAGATTTTGAATTTGTTGAATTAGTTTACTGCTTTCCAGAAACACTACGATCACTAGAAACAATGTGGATCAGAAAAACCAATAAACGATTTAATAACATCGATAATGCTTGGGGATTTGGACGCACTATAAGTCTTGACGGACGTCGAAGAATATCACATGCTCAACTAGCTTTGTTGACCGATGCAGAACGACAGCGCAGAAGTAATCGAGCCAAGCAACAGCATGCTAAAGGTAACTTCGGTTGGGCTACACGGCAACGGTAGCACTTTCTTAACACCCGACTGGCTACCATGCCTGCACCACTTGATGGAGGCAGTCATGGTTGGACTTTGCAGACGCGGCATGCACGGCGAGCCGCCCGCCCGTTCGTTGAAGGAGTACCTTGCGGAACGGCCCGACCGTATTATTGAGTTGGGCACCGACGCGGCGGCACGCTATACTGCTGCTGCACACAGCGGGAGAATACAAGAATGTTTGCAGTTGTCTACTATGCCGACAGCTTGAACTCAGAAATGGTGGCCAGTGCCAAGATGGGACTCTGGCTGCAAAAGCAGCTGGAAGACCTGGGCTGGGAAACGCTGGGCATCGACAAGCACAGCATCGCACACCACTTCGACAAGCAGCCGTCGGACGCTGACAGCAGCTGGTTCAAGTCCGGCGACTACGTGCTGTTCGTCATCAACATACCCAAGACGTTCGTGGTCGATGTGCCGCGGACCGAGCGGTTGGTCGAGCAGGCTCGCGTCGTGGTGTGGTGTCAGAACGACTACTCCATATGGTCGCCCAACCCTGACATCACCGCCCAGTCGATCGTAAATCGCAGTTACACGCGACGCTACGCCGATGGCAAGCCGACGCTGGGCTGGACGACCTGCGCGCGCCGGGTCGAAGAGTACCCAGCGCATTACAGCTACATCAACTGGAACGCCATCGCGTTCAACCCGCTGCCGCCCGACAAGCTGCCGCCCAAGGAACTGCGCGAGCGCGAACGCGTCCTGTATTACGGCGCGTATCGCGATGGGCGCGAGAAGGACTTCGACAAGTACATGAAGCATGGCGCACACCTGATCGATATCGCAGCGCCGCCCAAGGGCCAGCCCAAGTTCATTGAACGATACGGTTTCTCACACGAGCGCATGTACGGCGTCATCGACGTGCCGGGCGACTTGCCGCAATGGGCAGCCGTGCTGCACCTGGAAGACGACGCCAGCCACCGCGCGTACCATTCGCCGCCCAATCGCTTCTACGAGGCGCTGAGCGCCGACTGCGCCATCATCGTCGACCAAGCGGCTGCCGGCACACTGCGCCGCGCCGGGTTCGACGTGCCGTTGTGGGCGCTGTCGCAGAACCACACCACCCTGACCCGCGCCATGCGCTATATCGACCAGATCCTCGAGAACCAGCGCAAGCACTGGCAGGTCGACCCGAAGACGAAATTGCCGCATGACGCTGCTGTGCGAGAGCGGCTCGAGCAGCTGGTCAGGGTGCTGCCGTGACGCTGGACGACGTGATGGTCATTGCACGCGCAGCCAATCGCGCTGACGGCGTGCCTGACGACGACCTGCACACGGCGCGCCGGCTGGCTGCCATGCTGCTGGCCATGGTGCCGCACGTCAGCCTGGGCATGATGTACGACGGCAATGAATGGAAGAATGTCGGCGGCGCCAAGGAGCCGCCCACCGCAGGAGACCGCTGATGCTGATCGAATGCCGCAACGTCAACGACGGCTTTTACCGGGGCATGGACCTGCTGGCCGAACTCGGTGTTGAAGAAGCCAGCAGGTACGGCGACGTGCTGGTCATGCTGTCGCCAGTCATGGTGCGCTTCGCTGAGCCGCGCGAGCGCGTGCTGTTCGAGCCGGTGCGCGACGCCAACCCGTTCTTCCATTTCATGGAAGGACTGTGGATGCTGAACGGGCAGCGTGACGTCGCTACGCTGAAACGGTACAACAGCCGCATCGACCAGTTCAGCGACGACAAGCAGACGCTGCACGGTGCGTACGGCTGGCGCTGGCGCAACCACTTCTGTACCGACGCTGACGAGTCGTACGACCAGTTGACCGCGGTGATCGACGAGCTGAAGAAGAACCCGCTGTCGCGTCGTGTCGTGTTGCAGATGTGGGATCCGGTCGCCGACCTGTGCCGCGACGGCGTCGACCTGCCGTGCAACGTGTGCGTCATGTTCCGGACGCGTGCCGACACGACAGGTGAAGAGCGCAAGCGTCTACTCGACATGACCGTCTGCAACCGCAGCAATGACATCGTGTGGGGTCTGTTCGGCGCCAACGCCGTGCATATGTCCATGCTGCACGAAGTCGTCGCGGCGTGCGCCGGCTTGCAGGTCGGCGTGTACACGCAGTTCACCAATAACTTCCACGGCTATGACGCCACGTTCAAGCCGCTGCACGAACGTTTGAACTACGACAAAACGATCAACCCGTATATTCCATACAAGTCTGGTCGTTGGCAGTCTCAGCCAGGGGCGCCGGTTCAACCATACTCGATGGTCGTGGACCCGCGCACGTGGTTCAACGACCTGCACACGTTCATGCACAACCTGCCCGGCGGGTTCCGGACCATGTACGCCAATCCGTTTTTCTACGAAGTGGCGGAGCCTGTTCACAACGCGTGGATGCTGTGGAAGCGTGACGACGTCGACCGTGGCAAGCGCATCACCGACGCTGTCCAGCATTTGCAGGTGCACTGTCGCGCGCAGGACTGGCGCATGGCGTGCGTCGAGTGGCTGCAACGTCGCATGAAGCAGCCGGAGCGGAGCGACAAGCCGTGATACATAAGCCGACACTGGGGCCGTACACGCCAGACAACCCGAAGCGCTGCCAGCGCTGCGGCAAGACACTGCCGACCGGTGCAGTGTTGACTGAGCGGTGCGCCGGTTTGGACCGTACGCTCTACGCGCTGCCCGACTGGTGCGACCATACCGTGCTCGCCAACATGCAGGCGATACGGCAAGCCGGTGGCGTCGCACGCTACCACACCGAGCCGCTCATACCACCGCAGACGAATGCGCAGCACAGCTGGAACGTCGCCATGCTGGCGCGCGCACTGTGGTCCGACGACACGACGCTGACGCTGGCAGCGCTGCTGCACGACACGGGCGAAGTGCGCGGCGACCTGCCGGCGCCCAGCAAGTGGATCAGCCCGGCAATGAAGGCTGCCAGCAACGACGTCGAACACGATGCACGTGTCGCGCTGGGCACGCAGCTGACGCTGACCGACGAGCAGCAATACCGGCTGAAGCTGGTCGACTACCTGGAAGCCTGCTGGTACTGCACTGAGTTGCGGCTGGCAGGCAACCAGTTTGCGACCGTCATCTTCCGCCGGCTTGAGACGCCATTGCTGAAATCACTGAACGACGGGCGCGCACCAGAACAGGCAATCAACTGGTACTGCGCACTGGCACGCATTCACCGGGGAGAACCGTGATGGAGCGTAAGTATATCGACCACCTGGACGCAGTCGCTGCGTTCGACGTTGCCGAAATCAAGCGCAAGGATGCCGACTACGGCGGCAGCTGGAAGAAGCGCGGCGGCATCGGCGCGTTCATGAACCTTGTGCGCAAGTGGGATCGGCTCGATGAGCAGGTCAGCCGGCCCGAACGCGGCGGCATGCAAGGCATCAAATACGACATCTTTGCGCACATCGACCGCGACGTCAGCGCCGAGAGCGTGCTGGACTCGCTGCGCGACCTGCGCCGGTACTGCATGCTGGTCGAAGCCGAGATGATCGCGCGCGGCGTCGTGCCGCTGCCCGGTGCACTGCCGCGCGCCCGCACGCTGGACCCGGCGCCAGCAACGCCCCAGGCGCCCCAGGCGACGTCCCAGGCGCCCCAGGCGCCCCAGGCAGCTGCCAAGCAGGCGCCCGCCGTCTGGTCGCCCGCCTACCCGCCGCCGGCTGGTTTCACCTACGTCGGCACTGGCGTGCGCCGCGTGCAGCTGCGGCGCGAGATCAACGCGAAGGAGTATGTCGACCTACCGCTCGACTTGCAATCGCACTACCTGCACGACCCTGGCGACGGCAAGTACAAGGTGAACGAAGCACACATCACGCCGTGGCAGCAAGCCGACGGGCAGGCGCCACGCGGCTTCGATGCCGAACAGGAGCGACGTCCAGGCGAATGAAGCTGGTCCGCAGCAACGGACTGCTGCTGGAAGTGCGCGACGTCAGCGCAGTGCTGTACGCACTCGCTGCGTCGCCACCCGGCGCACCGTTGCCGCTGCTGGACGAAATTGCAAGCGACGACAACGCGCGCGACCTGCTGCGCATGCTGCGCGAAACTGGTGACTATAGGAGAGTGAAGTGAAGTACCTTCTCATCATGTATCTTGTGTGGGGCGACCAGTCGCGTGTGAACCACGACATCATGCCCAACCAGCGTCTGTGCGAGGCTGCCGGACGCAGCTATGCTGGGCAATCAATCACCAACCCCAACATTCATGTCGGCTACGTCTGCATCAAGCTGGAGACACGACAATGACCGACGCGTTCCTGCTGCGTAGCGTCGCGCACAACATCGAAGGCTTCACAATCAGCGTCGACAAGTTCCCGCTTGTGCACTGGGACGATGTGTTCGCTGCTGCCAAGGCGTGGCTGCTGCCAGGCACACGCGACCTACGATACATCATCAACAGCGACTGGCGCCTGACGTATGGCGCCACGCATCTGGTCATGTTGGTATCCACGCAGCGTGATGTCATGCCCGTTGGCATCCATTTCTATAAGTGGGCCATACAGCGACCATGGGTCATGGTCTTATGGGACGAACGCACAAGCGAGTGGAAACCGTTCTCGCAAGAAGCGCACGTTCAGTCGATTATCTATTGGATAATGCGGATGCAAGACTATTGGTGCACGACGCACTGCCCTGCGGCAGTCGATGACGTGCACCGGCAGCTGCGTCATTTGCGCAAGCTGGACAACGTCCAGGCGCCGCAACACGACAGCTTCAGTGCAATGCTGACAGCGCTAGGCACCAGTGGCAAGCCGAACTAACTACGCAGGCGGACGTCAGCTGCCGCTACTGATGCCGGCAACCGACTGGCGCCCGCCCGCACTCCCTGACCCTGGTGCGTTCAACGGCGTCAAGCGGCTGGCTGTTGACGTCGAATGCAAGGACATGGACCTGCCCGAGCTAGGTCCAGGCGTGCGCCGACCCGGCAACTACATGGTAGGGCTGGCGTTGGGCACTAACGACGGGCGCCGCTGGTACCTGCCATTCGCGCACGAACGCGACCCGCTCAACCTTGATCAACGACTGGTATTCAACTGGGCGCGTGACGTGTTGAACGCGTACACGGGCGACGTCGTCGGTTCGCACCTGCTGTATGACCTGGATTGGTTGGCGAATGAAGGCGTAACGTTCCCGCGCGTACGACGGTTCCTTGACGTGCAGAACGCTGAACCGTTGATCGATGAAAACCGTCTGTCGTTTGGACTGGAGACACTCAGCCAAGACTACCTCGGCACCGGCAAGGATGAAGACCTGTTGCGTGACGCTGCCAGTCGCTTCGGCTGGTTCAAGTCCAAGGACGTCAAGCGCAACCTGTGGCGCCTGCCGGCGCAGTTCGTTGGTCCATACGCCGAAGCTGACGTCGACCGGCCGTTGCGTATCCTTGAACTGCAAGAGCGCAAACTTGCCGACGAGAATTTGACCGACCTGTTCGACATGGAAAGTCGGCTCATCCCCATACTGCTTGCCATGCGGCGGCGCGGGGTCAGGGTGAACCTCGACCGGGCCGTTCGCCTACGCGAACGGCTCGTCGAGGAGCGCGAAAAGTGGCTCAAAGTCATACGCAGTCATGCTGGCGCAGGCGCCGACCTTATGGACGCCGCGCGATTGGGAGTAGCGCTGGAAAGCCGTGGCTTCACTGTGCCGCGGACTGCCAAGCTGGGCAACTACTCGATACGCAAGGACTTGATCAAGGTGTGGGCCGAGCGCGACGAACTGGCGCGCGCCATCCAGGAAGGACGCAAAGTCAACACCATCATCAACGTGTTCCTGGACGGGCACATCCTGGGTCACCATGTCAACGGGCGCATACACTGCGAATTCAACCAGTTGAAGACCGACAACGAAGCAGGCGACGACACCAAGGGCACCATAGCCCGGTTTTGCGTAGCTGGTGATACTATATTAGAGACATCATCCGGCGACTTTAAGATTGAAGATTACATTCCTTCCGGTAGAGATACAATTAGAACTCATACTGGTAAGCAACGGCTTATATTGAAGAAATACTATAAGGGTCGTGACTTCATGTTTGAAGTTGTGACAGAGAACGGATCAAGAGTTATTTGCACTAAATCGCATAGACTGCTGACGCCCAATGGATGGTATTCATTAAAAGATTTAACGGTGGGAGATGAGGTTACTTCATATGTCGGTGAACAAGCAAATCATCAAGAATGCAAAAATTTGCCGCAGGATAGTCCGTGGTTATTTGAGCAACCCGCGACCAACTATAAGCGAATTAGCCAGAGAGCTCAGCGTATCATATGGAACAGTCATATTTATTCTGCACAGAGACGTGGACAAATCTCGTCTACTGGCGGAAAAGAAATTGCGATATTCGCGAAGCAAAACTGGCGACAAAAATCCTATGAAGGGCAAGAACGGAGCGTTGCATCACAACCACAAGGGTATTCTTCGTTATTCAAGTGGCGACGCTATTCTGAAGATTGGTCGTCATTATGTACAGTACTCGCACATAGTGGTTTGCGAAGCACTAGGGTTAAAGAATATACCAAAAGAGTTCGAAGTTCATCATATAGACGGAGATCATTCCAACAACGATCTAGACAACTTGGCTATTGTCACCAAGCGCGGCCACAGACAACTACATCGTCGAAGATTAAAACGATTACCTTTATGGGAACAGCTGATGTCTGGGACATCGAAGTAGAAGGAGACCATAGCTATTGCGCCGGCGGTTTAGTTCATCATAACAGTAGCTCGAACCCAAATCTCCAAAATGTACCTGCGCGCGACGAAGAACTGGCGCCGCTGGTGCGTGGCATGTTCGAGCCTGAGCCGGGCGAGCGCTGGCACCGCAAGGACTACTGCTTGACAGGCGACACGCGCATCATCACCATCGATGGTATAAAGACTATGCGAGATCTGGTGCTGAAGCCGGTGCCGGTGCTGTCGTCACCAGACGGACGCAAGCTGGAATTTAATAAAGTGACACGTGCCAAATACATTGGTGTGGCGCCAGTGTTTTTGGTGCAACTGGATAATGGTGCTTCAGTCAAATGCACTGGTGATCATGAATGGATGCTATTGAACGGGGCAAAGATAAAGACCAAGAATATGACAGTCGGTACAAGACTGGCGCACGTTGGCGGAGGACAAGGTAAATATCCAATGTGGTGGCTTAGAGGTAACCGACGATATGCTCATCGTTTAGTTGCTGAATATGAATATGGACCGTGTCCCGATGGTCACGAAGTAGATCACATAAATGGAGATGCTTCAGATTGGCGACGTAGAAATTTGCAGTATCTGCCGGTAAGTAAGAACCGTGGCCAAGGAGCAGCGCGTTGGTGGAGCAAAGCCACTACTGAGCAACGCGCAGAAAAGACTAAACAGCTGGTCGGTGGACACGCAAATCGACGCTCGTATAAAGGTGTTGGCAATCCCAACTTCAATAATAAAGGCCATCTCAGCGATACGTATTGGATCCACAATGGTATACGCAGCAGACGAGTAACATTGAAGCGTGTGCCGCGTGGTTGGCATCTAGGTCGTGCGCCGGGCAATAATCATCGTGTTGTTTCAACAATACCAATCGGCAAGAAACCAGTCTATCATATAACAGTTGATAGAGCTCGCACTTTTGTACTCGAAAATGGTTTAATATCATCTAACAGTCAAATAGAATACAGATTTCTTGCTCATTTTGCACTTGGCAAAGGCGCAGCCGAGTGCCGCGAGCAGTACAACACAGATCCGAAAACCGACTATCACAAGCTGTGCGCGCGTCTTGCCAACATGGACGAGAATGATCCGTTCGTGCGCAAGCTGGTCAAGAACATCAATTTCGGCAAGGTATACGGCGCAGGCCCACCCAAGCTGGCAGCAACGATGGGCAAGTCGGTTGAAGAAGCCAAGCTGTTCACCGACAAGTACGACGAGGATCTTCCGTTTGTCGCCAAGACGTTTCAGACGGCGTCAGACGTCGCACAGCGCCGCGGCTACGTGCTGACGATATTGCAGCGCCGGCAGCGCTTCCCTTTGTGGGAGCCCAAGCGCTGGGGAGGCGAGCACCGTCCGCCGGGGCTGCCGTACGAGCAAGCACTCGAGCAATACGGCGGCATCGGTGCTGACGGCCAGCTGCTGCGCAACCCCAACCGGCTGCGCCGTGCCTACACGCACGCGGCGCTCAACCGCGTGCTGCAAGGCAGCGCGGCGGACATGATGAAGAAAGCCATGGTCATTATTTGGGAGAGCGGTATCTGCGACGTCATCGGCGCGCCCCTCCTGACCATCCATGACGAGCTCGACGACAGCGTGCCGCAAACGCATGAAGGCGAACAGGCAGCACAGGAAGCAACTCGCTTGATGACAGACGCGATCAAGCTGAAGGTGCCGGTGTTGGTCGATGCCGACTACGGCGCCAACTGGGGCGAGTGCAAATGATCCTTTACGCTCACACTATTTTCTGCTAACGGTTGCAGTTGACTTTGGGAGTTGGACGACATGGGTAGCAAGGTGACGCGTCGCAAGTACCGCCGACAGGAGCCGCCGTTCTGCGTGACGCCCGAACTGACGGAAGGGTGCAACCTGTACTGCAACTTCTGCGGATTGCAGGGCATACGCACCAAGGAAGTCAAGAACTACAAGTTCATGGAACCAGCGACGCTGGAAAGCGCCATGTCGCAAATGGCGCAGCTAGGCTGGACGTCTCGCATCGAGTTCGCCATGCGTGGCGAACCCAGCATGCACCCGGACATCGTCGGCATGATCGGCATTGCGCACAAGCACCGGCCGATGTGCCACAAACTGGTGATCAGCAACGGCGGCGGACTGCTGCGGAAGCCGGGTCCTGTCAAGCTGATCATCGGGCTGTTCGAGGCAGGTCTGAACGTGCTGGCGCTGGACGACTATTCCGATGCAAAGTATGTCGGCAAAATCCTCGAGCAGTTGTCGGCGCACGGCCCGCTGGTCGACGGGCAGCCGCACCCGTTGGGTTTCACGTTCTTCCGCTACCCTGCCAACGTGCAAGGCAACCCGCACATCCGCCGTCCGCGCGGCACGCGCATGCTGGTGGTCATCGCCGACATCGCCAAGGGCACCGACCACGGCAACCACGGCAAGCTGTACAATTATGCCGGCGTCAGCTTCCCACCAAACGAGAAGATGGCGGGCAAGCGCTGTCACCAACCGTTCCGGCAGTTGGCGATCCGCTATGACGGTAACGTCGCGGTGTGCTGCAACGACTGGCGCGGCGTCTACCGCTGCGGCAACGTCGTCACTGACGGCATCGAGACGATCTGGCAGGGTCCGGCGCTGGGCGCTGCGCGCGAGATGCTGATCCAGGGCAAGCGCGAGTTCGCGCCGTGCAAGGGCTGCGACCACCGCTCATATCGCGTCGGTCTGCTCCCTGACGTGCTGGGCAAAGGCAAGCTGCACCGGCCGGACGCGCAGACTGCACAGGACATCGCCGCGGCGCTTGCCGACGGCCCGTACACGCAGCCGGTGCTGCGTCCTTGGGAGAAGCAGGCATGAGCGTTCTGTCGTACCGCACACTGTGCGAGCGACTCGAGGAGTTCGTCGGTCACACTGACGTGTCGCTGGTCAACCCTGCCAGCATCGACATTCGCGTCGGCAACACCATCATGATTGAGCAGATGGACAGCGACGACATGCGCACCGTCCAGCTGGCAGGGCGCAGTGAACCGTACATGATGGCACCGGGCGAATTCATACTTGCTGCAACGCTCGAGCGCATACGCGTGCCGGTCGACATGGCGCTCGAGCTCAAGCTGAAGTCCAGCCGGGCGCGCGAGAAGTACAATCACTCGCTGGCGTTCTGGTTCGATCCTGGCTGGGACGGCGTCGGCACTCTCGAAATACAAAACGTCAGTCGCTGGCGACACCGTCCCATCTACACCGGCTTGCGCATCGGCCAGATTATCTACCACACGCTGGACGAGCCGTGCGCCAAGCCGTACACCGGACGCTACCAGGGCGCCGGCAGCGTGGAGGCAAGCAAGGGATGAAGAGAACACGGCCACTTGCTGTATTATTGATACTTCCACGTGGCGTGAGAGTAGTTTCATCATTCAAGAAGAACAATCGAATCTGGTTGGTCTTCAAGCCGCACTGGTTGTTTCCAAATATCAAACCGTTATTTGGTAGTTGCTATGAGAAACGCAGCAGAGTAATGATGGCAATAAAATTAGGCCGACCGCTTCACAAAGGTGAAATAGTACATCACATAGATGAAAATAAATTAAATGATGATTACAATAATCTTGAAGTAACGACACAGGATGCACACAACAAGCATCACAAGTGTGGAACTAAGCATCGCTTAGAAAGTCGACAACAAATTGGCGCTTCTGTACATCGCGCCAACATTGAAGGACGAGTACCACGGGCTGTTATCTATGAGCGCGACAAGCTTGGTCGAATAATTAAAAGCGGAAGGATAAAATCATGACCCTAACACTTGTGTATGATACTGAAACAACT